TTGTAAATTGTCGCCATTACTACACTTTTACTATCTCTATTTTGAAACTAGCTCCTAAAGTATTGTTCTAATTAGGGGTAGCGGTGCAGGGATTCTTTACCACAGTAAGCCCCAGGACACGCTAAGAGAGTATTTCGACCTATTCCTGCATACATTTCTCTTTGATTTCATAATCCTTTAATATAGCCATTTTTTGCCATCATTATCCATTGTTCTACTTCAATTATACTACCTGGCATTGCCCATTTTTTATCTACAAATAGTAGGTTGGCTTAAAAGTCTCCTGCGGCCTTTTTAGTCATCATTATTTTGAATACCAAGTTGGTCTTGCAGATCTTTAAATAGTTTATATATAGGTTCCATCGAGTTTCTTAGTTCCAAAGTCAGCTTTTTCATCTTGTTAGTTATTGGTTGGGTTGATTTTGACAATTCTTTAATTACTTTTCCTATTGGTTCCATTGTTTTAGCCATTGCTTGAAGATTTTTTCTCATCTCTTCGAAATTTTTCTCAAACTCATCAAATTGTCCACTATTCATATTTTTTCCTCCTTAATATTGCTTTTACTCACTTTTCCTTGGGAAAGGCCAATCTTTTTCAAGACCCTCAGTCGAGATTTTTTTTAACTGTTCAAGAGTCAATTTATATTTCTCTGCCAACTTGTTCTCATTCTCATCAATCAGACGCCTCTGCATTTCAATCTCTTTTTCCCATTCTTCTGGATATCGCTTCTCAGCTTCTTTCATTGCTCGGTCCTCTATCAATATGAGTTCCTTCCAGATTTCGTTCCGCTTTTCTTCCGATAGACCAAATCGTTCTTCCGGCTCTGCACCAAGTTGTCCCAGTTGGCGCTCATTGATATTGATGGTAGGTTTCGTCTCAGCATGAGCCTTCTGCAGCATTGCTATCCATTGTGCCATACCTGTCTCAGCTCTTTCTTTCGAGGTATAGGCGTAGATGTAAATACTTGTGGGAGAATCATGGTACTTGAACCCTTTCCGCGCTTTAGTTGAAGAATAAAGTTGATTAAGCAAATCTTTCAAGCCGGCTTCGGAGATTTCGCCTGACACTAATACACTCAACGTAACTTGCGTCTTAATAGCCGCATCATAAACATCTTCATTCAAAATAGTATATTTCATAGTAACCCCTTTTCCGTTAATTCCTCCTAGTCCCCCTCCTATAAATAGAATTATGACAAAACCAAGAAGGCCGAAAGCCCAAGGCTTCTTTTTCTTTTTCCTTATCGCCTGTATTATTAGTACAATAATTGATACGAAGATACCTAAAAATCCAAGGAACATAAGACTAATAGCTAGAACTTCCATTTTACCTCCTCCTTATTATCTCCTTTACTCTTCCTATTATTTTCGGCTTATCCTTAACTTCCCACACCACAGTCGGATAGGCAGGATTGTCAGGAGTCAAAATAATCTGGTCTTTGTGTACTACGACCCTTGTGACTTCCTTTTCTCCTTTGTTATTTATTACAATAGCCACATCTCCAGTCTCTACCTTATCATTAGGCGATATAAGCAAAAGGTCTCCCTCTATTATGTAAGGGCTCATACAGTCCCCTTTGGCTCTCAGGAAGAAAGCGTTGGGATCATCTACCTTGAACTCATAGTAATCCTCGGCTATGCCAGGGGGGTAGTCTTGATCACTATAATCTTTGGGGTTGCCTGCCGGGATTTCGGAGAGGATGGGGATAGGGTGGGTAGGCTTTTTGATTATATCGGGTCTCAGAAGTTCTGCCTTCACCAAGTGCTGTTTCGCCTTCCACTCCTCCCGGTCCCGTTGTCCTATTTTCCAAAGCTCATGGGGATCGGCCTTTAAAACTTTCCCGAGTAGCTTATATTTGGTGAAGTCTTGGAAGGGAGGCATATTCTCATTTTCTAGGCTGGACAGTTGCGAACGATGCAGACCCGTTTTATTAGCAAGGTCTGTTTGCGTCAAACCCAAGTTCTCTCTGAGAGCTTTTATCTTTTTTCCCAGTTCCATTTTGTTCGTCTCATCGTTCGTCTTGATGTTCGTCATTTATATCTTACTAAATTTAGAGTCGGTTGTCAAGGGGAAAGATTGAGAACTTGACATTTTATTTATATATTGTAAAATGAGATAGATTGAAATAAATTAGCAGAAAGAAGCTTTTATGATAAGCTTTATCAAGTCAGCACCGAGTTACAAACACACTTTAAAAAGAAAGAGGCTTGACAAAAATTTAAATTAGTATATAATAACTAATAACAGGAAACTAAAATGAACCGACGAAAAGAAGTTAATCGCATACCTCATTACTTGAAAATCAGGGATATGACCGTTAAGGAGTTAGCCAGGGAACTCAGTGCAAGCCCTGAACAGACGGGGCGGTGGGTGCACCGGCGGGCCGATATCCAGTTTAATGTGCTCAAGAAGATAGCGGACATTTTCGATTGCCGGGTGGATGACCTGCTGTCCTACGGGTAATTTTTTTTGATTAAAAGTGTTGTTAATAAATCATAACAGGAGCAATATATATGAAAAGACGCTACGATGAAACGAACGGTGAGGTAGTCTTCGAGGATATATCCATGGCGGCGGCCCTGATGGGGGACTACTTCGACGAGCAAGGAAAAAAGCGAAAAGGGCTCAAGTTTCTGCGGATCCAGGACACGCCCTTCCCCGACACAAAAGAAGTCGTTTTGAGGAAGGGAAAAGACTTCGAGGGGCTAGTGCAGCTATATTTCAACAAGAAGATCAGGATAGAGCCGCATGAGTATCTCAACCGGATCGGCGAGCTGAAAGACCTGATCAAAGTCCGTATCAAGCAAACGGCCAGCCAGAGTCGCCATGTAATAGAGGAGCACGATGAATAACGAAAGGAGTAAAGTTTTGAACGATAGCCTTCTCACCATCAAAGAGCTCTCCGAATGGCTAAACGTCTCAGAGTCCACCCTCAGGAAGTGGTGCTACCTGGAGATCATCCCCTTTTTCAACATCAGAAGGCATATCCGTTTCGACCGCCACAAGATTCTCAAATTCCTGGCTAACAATGAGATTAAGACGAGGAGGAAGATAGAGGTATGAGGGTGAAAATCTATACGCGAGCCGTAGAAGATATAAACGGTAGGGGCTTGCATACTGAGCTAGGTAGTATAACTCATATTCTTAATCGAAGCCCCTAAAACGGCCCCTATAAGCGTCAAATTTTTCAAACACAGGAGAAAAAGATGAAATTACTCACCAAAGAGCCAAGAAAGAAGATCTTACCGCTATATACCAATGAGAAAAAGAAACTAGATTATGGAAAACAGGAGGCAAGATAATGAAAAAAGCACTTAAGCGATCTGACCAAATCTTAAAAGTAATTCACCGACTACGAATGACAACAGGAGCTACTTGGCCCCAAGTCAAAGATTATCTACACCGCAGAGGTTACTGGCCACTTAGCCAGCGAAGCAATTTTGTCAAATTCGTTAATGACTCATTCGTAGTTTACTGGACAAGAAGAAAAGAAAGAGAGGTAAAAAATGAGTTATGTTTTTGATACCTTAGCAAGAGCAATAAGGAAACTAGAACCAAGACTTACAGGAAGCGACAAAGAAATACTATCTCAAATTGGATGGGTATTAGAAGAAATCCATTCAAAAAATCACGACCTCAAAGATGTTATCAATCACGACTCTGATGTGACTCAAGCCGTTAATATATTAAAAGAAAGAATGGAGCAAAAATAGATGAAAAGAAAGGATTATGAGTTGGTAGCAAGGGGAGTTCGGGGACTCAGGGGCAAAGCACTACTTACGAGATGCTCTATTAGGCTCCTAGCGTGTGAGAATCTTGTAGCAGTGTTCAAAGAAGTAAACGGTAACTTTAATGAGCAAGCTTTCAGGAAGGATTGCGGTATTGATCTTAAGAAGGGCAAAAATGGATAAACAAGTACTAGAAGAGCTGGTTGACCTACGGATAAAGCTAACCGAATCAGAGAGCCAGGCGCTGAAAATTGCAGATCGCATCCAACTAGAGACTTACCATTGGGGACTTGTCCGTAAAGCCCGCTGGGATATCCGGGAAGCCAACGCCAAGCTCTGCGAGCTAGCGAAACTATTAGGGCTAGACAAGCTGGATTTAGTCGAGCCGGAAAAGCTAGGAAATTGGGGGCAAGGTGAGCCAAAAAGGAGCAAAAGCAATGCAAAATGAAGAGTTATGGCAACAACTAGAGAAGGATAACGGAGTAGAAAAAGAATCAACTTTAAGAGAGTGGGTAATTGGTCTGATAGCAAGCGGATTATACCTGCTGGCAAGCGGATGGCTGTATTTTGTCACGGTAATGGCGAGGTAGAAAATGGACAAACAGCACATTGAGAACATCCAGAACTTTATCAGTAGGAAGATCCAGAAGGCAAGGAATCAGGTTGACAATAACTGCCCAGAACTGGCACTTAAAACTTTAGGAGAAGTAGAGTTTTATACTCGGGCAAGTTTACAATTAGGGTTATTGTCTAGTAGTTACCAGGATTGGGAGACAGAAATAATTGGAAATATTCAGGATAAAATAGTCAGGTTAATAAAAATAGAAAGGAGAATAATATGAGTATCATAGGGTTATCAGAGAAATTGAGGTTGCCGAGAAAAGGGAAGATCAGGCTCGGTGAAAAGAAGTTGAGCAAAAAGGGCAGGGAATATCCATCTACACTGGATTACTTTGCCGTACCGGAAGAGGTTACAGAGGTATACGGTGAGAAGCCCCGCAAGCTAGACATAATGTTTCCGATGGAGAACAGAGATGATTTCTTCCCACAGTGGTATAAACGCTACGGAAGGTCGAAAGGACTAATCTGTAAGGGTGACGGAAAGACAGCAACTGAGCTACCGCAAGGTACAGGAATTATGAAGGATGGTAAACTCGTAGATGAAAAAGGGCAACCGGTGGATCTTAACGATTTTCAGATGAAAGAAATAGACTGCGAGGGCAAGGAGTGCCCCTACTATCAGGAGAGAGAATGTAAGCAAGTAGGAAACCTTCAGATTATCCTGCCGAAAGTCAAGGGACTAGGAATATACCAGATAGATACATCTAGCTACAACAGCATAATCAACATCAATAGCGGTATAAAACTGATCAGGGGAATGCTCGAACGGGTAGGGATAAATAGAATCAGTTGGATCCCCCTTGTTTTAGAGGTTAAGATGCAGGAAGCTCATCCGGTTGTGAAGGGTAAGCGAATTTTGACTATCATCCCTGTAATGAGCGTTGATCTAGAGATGTCTGTTGAGTCAATGATGGCTATGCTGCAGAGATCGGCGCTACCTGCTCCCACAGCAGAAATAGATAATCCTAATCTACACGATAAGCCTGTATTACTGTTTCCGAAGAAAGACGGCAGCATACCCACTGATGAGGGAGAGAAGGAAGCGAAAGAAAAGGCAGCTTTAGAGGAGAAAAAAAAGAAAGAAGATAAGATAGCCTCAGAAAAGGATAAGGAAGTTATCAGTTCAGAATTCGCTAGTAAACTACTTAAAGAATGTAAAGAAAAAGGGATACTACCTTCTCAAGTAGAAAAAATGATGAAAGAGCAAACGGCTTTGGAGGAGAAAAAAGAGAGAGAGGATAAGGCAGCCATAGATAAAATAGGCGAAACAGAGGTCAAGGATGAATCGAAGGGTAAAGTTTCCTCAGAAGAAGAGGCCCAGGAAGATCAGGATAAACAGTCAGAGGAAGGAGAATCAGAAGGCAAGAAGGGGCGCAATCAGCTCAACATCAGATGGCACGTCCTTAAGAAGAAATGCCTGGAGATCGGGGTATTTGCAGATGAGGGAAGCTATAGAGACTGGATTAGAGAGGAATTCGGGGAAGGTATGGGATCCTCAAAGGACCTTAATAACAAGAATATGATCTGGGGCATCGAAGTGATGGCCCAGAAACTTAAGGAGCATTCCAAGAAAGGAGAGGAGTAATATACTGAAAACCTATAATTCTCAGAAAGAGAGAGGAGAAGTAGATGTTAGATAAATATGTTAAGAATAGCGAAGTTAAGCATTTTGACCAGGAGAAAGGGATTGTGATAGTGGAATTAACGATAGATATGAAAGGCTTAGTACAGGGTGTTTTGGATTCCTTCAAGATTTCCCTGGGGATGATTGAGCAAATGGTAAGAAGTGAGAAGGAGCAATCCAAATGACCAGAAGCTACTCGTATACTCAAATCAGTACATATATAGCCTGCCCGCAAAGCTGGAAATATACTAAAGATAAGCGTCCGACTATGGCGTCACCTCTTCTGATACAGGGACGGATACTACATGATAAAGTAGATGAGTATATCAAGTACCTGGTGAAGAATGAGCTGACCTCCGACATCACCTGGAAAGGATTAACTGAGGGGTTGGATGAGCTACCAGAGGGGCCCGAACTGATGGACAGGTTCGCTAGGTCATTCGTGCTGAATCCTGAGACCCATAGCGGGAGCGAGGTTGAAATAGCGATAACTAAGGAAGGAGAACAAACCGGCTGGCGGAGTAACGATGTCTGGTTTCGCTTTAAGATTGATAAGGTGGATATAGAGGAAGATAGGTTGGTAATCACAGACTGGAAATCAGGATGGAATACAGATATAAGTAGATTTCAACTGGAAGTCTATGCCTGGGCACTGAGTTATATTGATTTAGCTGGGCCCGGTCACAAAGAATACGATACTATCCTGGTCAAGAATCACTTCATCAGGTACCGAATCGAAAAGTCAGTCGAGATCCCCGTGTCTACTATACCAAACATTGAGAAGAAAGTCAGGAAAATTGTGGCAGGAATGGAGGTGGCTAAGAAATTCCCGGCTAAGCCAGGCAGTTTTTGCTCACTGTGCGGGTACGCTAGCAAGTGTAGTGAGAGGATGAGCCTAGTGGAGAGGGGCAATCTACCGATAATCGACACAATGGAGAAAGCAGTTGAATACGCCGGTAATGTTTTAGTATTTCAGCAGAGGTTGAATGCGGTCAGAGATCTACTCAGGGGATTCGTTGACGAGAATGGCAATATACCGCTTGCTACCGGATCATACGGCTACAACCCGCAGAATACGCTAGAGATACTAGATAAGGAGAAAGTGTACGATGCCCTCTGCGAGCAGGGCATTGATCCCCTAACCTATTTCAATGTCGATAAAATGACTATACGCAAAGCCGGACTACCAAAAGAGCTGATCAAGCCGATACAGGAGATCCAATTTGGGTTCAAGAAGAGGAAGGATTCTTAAATGGCTTACATAGATAACGAAAAATTAGGCAAAATAAAGAACGCCTTGGCTATCATTTTACGAAGTGCATTAGATACCAAACAGGATAATAGAGAGTTAATAATTAGGCAAGTGGGAGGGATTGGTAAACTACTACCTCAGATAAAATATTGAGAGGTTTAGCCCGTCCTGTAGCGCTCTGAAAAGGTAAGTCGTTAGGAGTTCAATCCTTAACAGGGCGGGCTGAAGGAGGAATAAAGGATGGCCTATATAGATGATGAAAAAGTACTCGATATAAAGAATGCTCTTACGGTGATACAACTTAATACAGACACGATTACTGCTCATTGGCATCCTTTTACAATTCGAGAAAAGATGAGAAAAGCTATTAACGAACAGATTAAAAGGGTTAATAGACTGTTACCTAAAATAAAGTATGAGAAGAAAGGAGAAAAAGGTGAAAATAGTTGAGCTAAAAGCAGAGAACATCAAGAGGATCAAGGCAATCGAGATCAAACCAAAGGACAATTTGGTGATAATCTCGGGGAAGAATGATCAGGGTAAATCATCGGTGCTCGATTCGATATGGTACGCTCTTTCATGGGGCGATGGAAAGAAGAAAACACCAAAGCCTATAAGGAAGGGTGAGGATAAAGCACAGGTGAGGGTTGACCTGGGGGACATCATCGTCACTAGGAACTGGACGGGAAACGAGAAGAGCTATCTGAAAGTAGAGAACAAAGAGGGGATGCAGTACAAGTCACCCCAGCAACTCCTGGACAGGTTTATGGGTAAATTATCATTTGACCCCCTGGACTTCTCAAGGCTGAACAGCAAGGAGCAGGGAGAGACGCTTCTTGAACTCGTAGATTTGAAATTAGATCTGAAGGAGCTAGAAGAGAAAAAGGAAACTATTTATGATGAGAGGACCCTGAAGAACAGGGAGCTAAAGGCAGTACAGATACAGCTAGAAGAGATGGAAGAGCCGGAGGAAACCCCGGTGTTGGAAATAAGTATAACATCGCTCACTGAGAAGCTCGAAACCGGAGTTAAGCATAATACCGACATTGAAAACAGACTACATAATCTAGATTTTACCCAGGCGCAGATTGACGAGGATATCGAGAAGATAGGAAAGCTCAGGAACAGAGTTGAGGACAATAAGGAGAAAATAAAAGCTCATGGAAACTGGCTGAAGGAGAATAAACAGGTTGATGTTGAGGAAATAAGGACCAAGATTGATGAAGCCGAAAGTGTAAACAAGCGAATAAGGGCAGCGGAAGCATTCCGGGAAAAAGAAACAGATATTAAAAAGCTATCCGGGGAACGCGATGGACTTACTAAACAAATAGAAAAGCTGGATTCAAATAAGAAACAGGCCCTGGAGAAAGCAGATATGCCCATAAAGGGGCTTTCGGTTGATAAAGACAGCGTAACTTATAAGGGCTTTCCCTTTTCTCAGCTCTCTGATTCCGAACAGCTAAAGGTATCTATGGCTATAGCGATGGCAGTCAATCCTAAATTAAAGGTGATCCGGGTAAGAGATGGCTCATTACTTGATGAGGAGAATATGAAGATCATCAGAGAGATGGCAAACAATAATGATTTTCAGATCTGGATTGAGAGAGTAGAAGAGGGGGAGGTGGGATTCATAATTGAGGATGGTGAGTTAAAGTTATCTAAAGAGTCCTAGAAAAGTCGCTATAAGGAAAACAAATGAAAATCATTATCAGACAGAAATCGGCTACTTACGGACTACGTTTTCCGCCCGCTTTCCCCAAAGTACGAGTAGCCTTTTTTTATTGGGCCCGTTATCAGAGTTCTCTCCTGTCTCTGGTGCGGGCTCATTTCTATTAAAGGGATAATTAAGGATAGGAAATAAGTAATGGCAAACCCACAGCGAGAGAATGGCCATATAGATATAGCGAATGAGATCGCTGATCATCTAGCAAAAATAAGAATACCAGGGCAAGAAATGCAAATCTTATGGGTAATTTTTAGAAAGACCTGGGGATGGCATAAGAAAATAGACACTATTTCTCATACCCAATTCGCAAAAGCCACAGGAATTGAGAGGAGACACGTGGCGAGACTGTTAGAGAGCTTACTTAAAAAAGAACTTGTCACCAAAAATGGTGATAGTTATATCTGTAAGTATGGAATACAGAAAGACTGGGAGAAATGGAAACTATCACCAAAAATGGTGACTATCACCAAAAATGGTGATACCCCTGTCACCAAAAATGGTGACGCAACTATCACCAAAAATGGTGACCACAAAAGAAAGAAAGAAAACTATACAAAAGAAAGACCTCACCGGTTAATTAAGAAAGTGGCATACAAAGATAAACATTTGACCCTGGCCAAGCTACTAGAGAAGCTCATTAAAGAGAACAAGCCGGACTATGTATTCGCGGGAAGACATCTCGATAGGTGGGCTAACGAGATCAGACTTATGGAGGAGAAAGACAGAAGAGATCTAAAGAAAGTAAGCGTAATAATTAGCTGGGCCCTAAATCATTCATTCTGGAAAACTAATATCCTGAGTGGTAGCAAACTCAGAAAGCAGTTTGATAAGTTAGAAATACAACGTAAGGAGGAATTAGGTGGAAGCAAGCAGAATCGGCAACATTATCAAACAGACAAATCTAGGAAAGAGGATAAATATAGGGACCTTTACGAAACCTGAATGTAAGAAGTGCCATAAACTTATAACTTGGAAAGAAGCGGAAAGAGGTTTATGTAATAAGTGTATGGCTCCCATATTAAAGGCAAGGCAGGATGGGAGGCTGAAAGAAATAAAGGAGAAGATAAGAGACCTATTGGCAAGCCGGGGAGTACCTAAGAGATATTTGGGCTGTACGCTAGACAGCTTCCGGGCAATAGATATATCGAGGAAAAGGGTTTTAGGGATCATTAGGAGATATACTGAGAAACCGGTCAGTGCTGGCGAGGGGTTATTCCTGACTGGCAGCAACGGAACGGGCAAGACTCACCTGGCTATTGCTATTATGAGGGAGCTTATCCTGGATGATCACCTGAGCTGCTATTTTATAAAAGTACCGGATCTCCTACTAAACATCAGGGAGCATATCGCGAACGGGCTGAGCGAGAAGGATATAATAGAGAAATACAAGGAATACGATTACTTATTCCTAGATGAATTAGGGGTGGAGAAGGTGAGCGAGTGGGTACTGCAGGACTTATATTTGATACTTGATGGCAGGAGTGGAGCTCTGAAGCCAACGATAATAACCTCTAATTTAGGCTTGGAAGAAATAGAAGAGCATATCGGCTCAAGGTTCGTCTCCCGGATAGTGGAAATGTGCAAAAGCGTAGTGATGGAGTTTGACGATTGGAGAAAGCTATCTAGGAGAAAGAAGATAAGCGGGGGCCAGGGATCATGAAGAAAATCCTACTTTTTATCTCTGTTCTGGCTATAATTACCGTTCCGAGCGAGGCAACGGCAATCCTGTGGGTCCTCTTCACGTCAATTTGGACCTGCTTTTTCCTACTTCGGGCGCTGAGAGAGGGAAAGGAGAGCAGATGAAACGAAAGAAATTACCTTGGGCCTGGGTTAGGTACGGAGAGAATTCGATTATGTGGTGTGCTGAAATCAGGCCAGAGTTTAGACCTGATTGGAACATAATAAGTGTGGTATGGGGAAGAAGAATTAAGTATGGATTTACTATTCTGCCAAAAGACTGGTGGGTTCATGTGTGGCTGCCGAAATGGTGTAAGGGCAGAGGGTATTATATCTCTATCGGATTATGGCTACTTTCTATCCACAGGGGATATTGATGATATATACAGATAAGGTTCATCTAGTAGGGAATGATTTATCGGAATTGCACTGTTTTGCCAAGTCGGTGGGGCTGAAACCGAGTTGGTTTCAGAGGCATCAACGACATCCGCACTATGATATTACGACGTCTAGAATGCTAGGGAGGATCCTGAGTAGGAACAGGGTAATTGTGGTGAGTACAAAGCGGTTAATTACTGTTTGCAGGGGGAAAGATGAAGGATAAGAAACCGACAGGAATTGACTTATTCGCTGGTTGTGGAGGATTCTCGTTAGGCATACGAGGAGCTGGGTTTAAGGTTCTGGTAGCAGTTGAAAACGATAAGGGGGCAGCGCAGACGTATAGGGCTAATCAGAAAGGAACAGTTGTCCTCGAGGAAGATATCCGAAAGTTGACTGCAAGAAAATTACTGGAAATAGCCAAGATCAAGAAGGGAGAGCTGACTTTGCTATTCGGTGGTCCTCCGTGTCAAGGCTTCAGTGTGTTGAGTACAAATCGAAGTCTTGATAATCCTAACTCAAAACTAATGAATGAATTTGTGCGGATGGTAAAAGGTATTAAACCAGAAGTATTTTATATCGAGAACGTACCCGGGTTATTCGCATTTAAGGATTTCTTTATTCTACTAATGGAATGTCTTGAGAATTGTAGCTATGTAACTCGTTGTCTTATGATGGATGCGGTCAGTTATGGTGTGCCACAATATAGAAAAAGGATCTTTATTCAGGGAGCCAGGAAGGACTTAGGTATATTACCGAGTTTTCCTCCACCGACTCATTTTGGCCCAGAGCAATTAAAAGTAAAAGATGATCAGATGTTTCAGCCAGCAATAGTAGCTGTAAAATGCTTTGCTAAGAATGGATTCCCAAAAGAAGAAGTCAAGGATCTTTATTGGAATACTAAACTACATATTCAGATGAACCGTAAGACAGCCTTGAGGGTATGGGAGTGTGCTATAGGGGAGTTAATTGGAGAAGGATTAAAGGCTAGTTTGGAGGCTAACCGATGAATAATGGACATGTTACGTTACATAAGTCAGCTAGTAGGTTTAGCAGCGGTGATAATATTTTGGTCTTTCCTTTTCTTAAAACGGTGATGTTTGTTACTTTTCATAAAGAGAAAATCTGGATTATTGAATGTTTTACCCACGACAAGAAGAAAAATCAAAGGACATTCTTTATGAAGAACGGCCACTTGCTTTTCAAACCGAATGAATTTGATATGGGAATATTACTGTACGCCAGTGGTATGAAGGGTTTAGCAGAGTATATAGAGTATCTTAGGAAAAATACTAGACTTGCTCTCGTTTTAGTTCCTGCACGTGGAGGCGAGTTAGAAAAGGTCAAAGGATATTTGACAGGCAAAAAGTAAGGAGAAGGAGATGAGAAAAGATCCAAAACCTCAGTATGCACCACCGAAAAAAGTTGTTCCGTGGTTGTTTTGGTATGAATGCGTTACCTGTAGAAAACTTGTTAAGCATGAACCTGTTTGGAGGTATCGGAGTCGGACTGTTTGTTGTGAATGTGCTGAGACACCTAAAATAGCTATTGGACAGATTAAACAGTATATAAAATATGGCGACCTTGACCTTGAAAGTGATTAGATGAAGAAAGAATATATTAAACTCCCTAAGCAAAAGGGGCAAAAGGTAAGGGATGGAGACTAACGTAATCTATAATAAATCCTCAGTATCAATGCCAGAAATAGATGATAACTCTATTGACTGTATTGTTACATCGTGTCCTTACTGGGGTTTGAGGGATTATGGCCAAGAAGCTAACCAGATTTGGGGTGCGGCGCCGAATTGTGAACATCAATGGGGAGATAAATTAGTAGTCAGGGAAAGAGGTTCTGTATCGGGTCCAACTGCTCAAGTAGGGAATCAGCAAAATCCTGAAATTGCTAAAACTCATTCTACTGGAGGTCAATTCTGCCAACTCTGCGGAGCTTGGTATGGTCAACTGGGCCTCGAGCCTACTTTAGAAATGTATCTTGAACATCTGCTTCTAATAACCCTCGAGTGCAAGCGAGTCTTGAAACCTACTGGAGTTATGTGGTGGAATCATGGGGATTGTTATTCAGCGAAAAGGTGGTCAGATAGTCCGAGTACGACTGGTATAAGTAGGAAATGCTCCGATATAGTAGTTGAAAAAATACACGGGTTGCCAGATAAATGTATGGTTCTCCAAAATTATCGTCTCATATTAAAAATGATAGACGAGCAGGGCTGGATTCTCCGCAATGATATCAAATGGCACAAGCCTAATGCTATGCCTAGCTCGGTTAAGGATAGGTTGGCAAATAAGTATGAGCCAGTATTTATGCTGACTAAGGAAAAGAAGTATTGGTTTGATTTGGATGCTATAAGGGAGAAACATAAGCAAGAAACAATTAACAGGAAAGATAACTGGGGCAGAGATAAAAAACCTGCTATCAAAGATAATATGGCCTATCAAATGAACAGGGTTTATCTAAACCCTTCTGGCAAAAACCCCGGCGATGTCTGGACAATCCCTACTCAACCATATCCAGAAGCTCATTTCGCTACCTTTCCTGAAAAGTTAATCATTAGACCTATATTATCATCCTGCCCTGAATGGATATGCAAAAAATGCGGTAAGGCTAGGGTGAGGATAACCAAGAAGGATAATCCCGACCATACAGGGAAAACGGACTCGGAATATAAGATTGGACAAAATGCTAACCGGTTAGCATTATTAAGGCAGGCGGCTAGGGAACGAGGAGAGGAATTTGTCAATAAGATTATAACCATCGGCTGGACTGACTGCGGATGTAATGCAGGCTGGCGACCGGGCATCGCACTTGATCCCATGTGTGGCTCGGGAACCACTCTTGCCGTGGCAAAGAAGAAGAATCGGCAGTTTATCGGCTACGAGATAGTCAAGAGCTATATTCCACTTATTAAGAAAAAGCTGGCCAAGGAAGATACTATGTTCAACCGGGACCTCAAGGAGCAATTCCTATGAAGATTAGCTTATTCAAAGAAGCCCTAAATAAAGTATTCGGAGCACCAAGTAGGCTCTATTATGGCTGGAAGGTCAGTCTATCGCTGAATATGCTTAAAAACTTACATGAGGATATGATAAAAGCTCATTATCCCAGACATAAACACAGGCAGTTTTGGAGGGATTTTGTCAACTCTCCGGCTCGCCGTCAGGCGATTGAGCTTAGTTTGAGGAGGAAAATATGCAAGCAATTAAAGAAGAACTAGAGAAAGTAGAGTGCGAGATATGCCACGGAGTAGGTTCGACCTCTGACCACCACGATCCTTGTAGTAACTGTGGCGGTAAGGGATATATAGAATGACCGAGTTTCCCTGCAAGATAAGGGTTAACCATCAAGAAAGAATCAAAACGGCTAATTCGGGGCGAAAATAAAGCCTGGGGGCAAAATAAATGACTAAAGTGATAAAAATGGTTGAGACGAATCGTTACCAGGGCGGTAGACGAAAAGACCTCAATAATACCTATTTCAGGAGCCGGTGGGAGGCGAATTATGCTAGGTACCTCAACTTCCTCAATGTAAAGTGGCAATACGAGCTAAAAACGTTCTACTTCTCAGGGATAAGGAGGGGAAACGTCTCCTATACGCCCGACTTCTACCTGCCGGATGAGGACAGGTGGATAGAGGTAAAGGGCTACCTCGATCAGCCCTCGAGAACGAAGCTAAAGCGGTTCAAGAAATACCATCCAAAACAGTTTATTAAATTGACTATTGTTATCAGAGATCCCTGGGCGGAAAGTAAATCAGCTATTGAGATGATGAAGTTTCTAGAGAAGTTGGGCGTTTCTACAGAGGCAATAGAGGGCTACAAGGAGATAGAGGATAAGTTCGGCGGGCTGATAGGTAGTTGGGAGTGAGAAATGAACAGGACTGAAAGAAGGAAATTTCTTAATAAGTGGTGTTCTTGTCAGAGCGGAAAGAAATATAAGAACTGTTGTTTTCCGAAGGACGTAAAGAGAAGGGAGAGGGAGATCAAGAAAAGCCTGAGAATAGCATTGCACTGAGTGATTTGACAAGAGAAATTGATGTGATAAGATTATTACCGACTAACAAACGACTAACAAACGACTAACATATAAAAGACGAACATACGACCAACATCAAAGACGGAAACGAGTTTTTGGGGTTGGTCTTTTTTATTAAGATTAAAAGGCCAAAATAGATAAAGGGAGCGCCCGCAAGTCCGCCGCCAAGCAGTCTTGTTTTATGGGATGTTCTCCCTGGGCCGCTCCCCTTTCTATTATAACTATTTTCCGGGCAGGTGCAAGATGAGCGTAGCAGCGACAAAATCTAAGTGGCTAAAAGATATAAATACATTTGCTAAACAGAGACGAAGATATAACTGGAAAGTAAAACGTCAGAAGGATCGGCGGGCGCAAGAAGAATACTTTGAGGAGCATCCTTACTGTCAGGTCTGCTTAGCTGAGGGGAGAGGAAGGAGACCGGCTGATGAGGTTCACGAGATTCTCTATCGCTCCCAGGGGGGTAAGTGCATACCGAAGAATGAGATCTCAACCTGCAGGCCTGATCATGACAGAATGCACTTCTTGAAGGGCCCATTTTTACATAGAGATGACCTATTTGAGATAAAGAGAAAGGAGGAAAGCTTTGAAGCCAATAGAGTGGAGAAAGATGGAAGAGGCGATGGCCGATATGTCTAGGAGCTTGTGGAAACAGTATAAGGAATATAAGGACAGGGGCTTCAGCAGAAGGCAGGCATTTGAGTTGACCAAGATGTTCCTTACAACCATTCTCCAGAAGGTCTTACTCGCTGGCGTTTTAGGACATAAAGATGAGTAAGGATAGTTGGGAGACTTTTACCTGCAGGATGCCCAGAAAAGCATACGTTTTGTTAGAAGATGAGCTAGAGCGAATTCGTAACTTGGCTGAGATCGATCCAGAGGATAAATTTTCTGATGAGGTTAGAGATGGTTTAGCAATGGAATTTATCGTAGCGCTTAGTGCTGCGACTCCTGATGAGTCGGTGGTATAAAATGAAGATTATTCTTATTTTAAGATTTTTCGTATGGGATTTTCCAAGATCTATCATAATGAAATGGATTGAAATTTGTGAGTGGGAAAAAGAAGTAACGAAACTTATGAAGCACATAAGGAGACATTAGTGCATATAGTACCCGGAATAACCATACTGGAGATAATCGGCTTAGTATGCGGAGTAGTCGTTATCCTGATTCCCGCTGCTGTAGTCGCTATAATGCACATACTAGACGCTATTATTGAGTAAAGGGGAGAGATAATTGCCTAAAAAGCGAGCTGTAGGAAAACGTGAAAAGATACGTAGAAGGAATAGACAGGAGTATGCTAGGATAAATAACTTACATTTCGAGCAACGACAGGAAAGGGAAGTAGGAGATGTATTTAATGATGATCTAACTTTACCACTAGCAGTAACAATGGCTTTACTTACAAGAAGGAGACATTAGTGGAAATTAAGATGATGAAACTGTCGGATATAAAACCTGCCCTGTATAATCCTAGAAAAAACTTAAAACCAGACGATCCTGAATATAAAAAATTAAAACGCAGTATGGAAGAGTTTGATTGCGTGGAGCCCCTTATTTGGAATAAGAGAAGCCGACAATTGGTGGGCGGCCACCAGCGGCTAAAAATACTCAAGGAAAAGGGGGTCAAGGAGTTCGAGGTGTCCGTGGTTGACTTGGACGAAAAAGGGGAAAGGGCTTTGAATGTAGCCCTCAATAAGATACAGGGTGACTGGGATTTTACTAAGCTAGCAGATTTAATGGTTGAGTTGGATGACGGGGAATTCGACCTAGAGCTAACAGGATTTGACCTTTCTGAGAGGGAAGAAATCGCTAACTGGGTTCCTGATGATGAGGAAATAATCCATAAAAAGCTGATTGACCAATTTATAGTGCCTCCCTTTAGTGTGCTAGATACTAGGCAGGGCTATTGGCAGGACAGAAAGAGGATGTGGAAAGACTTGATTGAGGATAGAGGCGAGAGCAGAAAAGAGGTATTGAGTGAACTTACTCCCCTTCGTCGATATAATCCTTCCCTTCATAATTTAGGTACAGCATCTATATTAGACCCAGTGCTATCTGAGGTGGTTCTGAGATGGTTTAATATGGAAAAGGGTACTGCTTTTGATCCCTTTGCAGGAGACACAGTGTTTGGTTTTGTGAGTGGCTATTTGGGTTATAAATTCAAGGGGATTGAGCTAAGGAAGGAGCAGTGTGAGATAAATCAGGCCCGATGTGATGCCTATAAATTACCCGTAGAATATTTCTGTGATGACGGTCAAAAGGTATTAGATTACATTAAGCCAAAATCCCAAGATATGCTCTTCAGTTGCCCGCCGTTTTATGACCTTGAGGTATATTCTGACCTGCCCAATGATGCGAGTAATCAGGATACCTATAAGGACTTCCTAGTAATAATTGAGACGGCGCTTGGCAACTCTATTAAGGGCTTGAAAGATAACAGATTTGCAGTGATTGTATGCCAGGACATAAGGGACAAAAAGGGATTTTATAGGGGGTTCCCAAATCATATTAGGGACATTTTTGAGAAGAAAGGTATCAAGCTCTATAATTGGATAATCTTAATAAATAGTATAGGCAGTGGGGCAGTAAGGGCTGCCAACTATATGCGAAACAGAAAGGTGGTATCGGTGCACCAAGATATTCTAGTCTTTTATAAGGGGAATCCCAGGGCAATAAAAAATGAGCTTAATACAGACAAGGCAATTTGTACTGACGGGTGATGTCAGCGTCAATAAGAGGGTATGGAATAGCTTTTTAGAGGCAATACACAAGTCGGGAGCGACTATATTTGGCACGATCAAGCATGAATTCTATCCCCAGGGGATGACTGGTATTGTGGTTATCGGTGAGAGCCATGTGGCAATACATACCTGGCCTGAGCTAGGCAAGGCGTGGGTGGAGTTTGCGACCTGTGGGGACATTAAGCAGGCAGAGGTGTTTGAGAGAGAGCTTAGAAAACTAATAGAAAAGGGTTGATAAAGCAATGAATATTGATGCAGGAACGCCTGGAGTACGGACAGGCAGATAAAGGTAAAAATGGTAATGATATATGAACCAAGAGGTAGGGCAAGGGAATATTCTCCCCTGGCCCTGAATATTTACAACAAGTGTGATCATAATTGCCGGTATTGTTATGTGCCGTTACTCCGAAGAGGAAGGAGGAATGGGCTATACGATGTCCGGCCCCGGCAATATATTTTGGAAATCTTGAGACGGGAGGCAAGAAGACATTCCTTCGGCAGCCAGGTTCTTTTATGTTTCAGTGGGGATCCTTATTGTATAGCCGATGAAAAATACAGGACTACCCGGGAGGTATTAAAGATCCTTCTGGAAAACAGTATCACCGTGGCAATCCTGACCAAAGGCGGGAAGAGATGTCTCAGAGATATTGATTTATTCAGGAAGTTCAAGGCTATCAAGGTCGGGGCAACATTAACATTCATTGAGGAAAAGGATAGTCTTTATTGGGAGAGGAAGGCCAGTCTCCCAGAGGAAAGGTTCAAGACGCTAGAAAGGCTAAAGGAAGAAGGCATTAAGACGTGGGTAAGTCTTGAGCCGGTTATAGATCCGGAGCAGACATTTAGGATAATAGACAGGACATATAAGTTCATTGATCAGTATAAAGTGGGAAAGCTGAATCACTATCCGAGCGAAATAGACTGGAAGGATTTCGGGACCCGAGTAATAGATAAACTGAACCACTATGGAAAGGAATTCTATATCAAGAGAGATCTAGCTCAGTATATTTCACCTAGTGAGATGATGAAATCGCAGAGGGATATGGACTATTTTGCTCTCAGGGGAAAGTAATTATGGCAGACGAGAATTCAAGCAATTCAAGCCTTAAAAAAAAGAGGATTGAAAGCGTATTGGAATCATTAGGGGCCGGTGCGTCCTTTATCAAGGCGTGCAAGGCGGCTGACATAGACCAATCCACCTTTTGGCTATGGCGCCAGGCTGATGCAGAATTAAACAAGAAAGTCCTGCAGGTGCTAGACGGCCGGACGCAGACAGTCGAGGATGCTTTGTATGTAGGTGCGTCTAAGGGTAATGTGATCGCTCAGATATTCTGGCTTAAAAATAGGGCTTCAGGACGTTGGAGAGATAGACAGGAGCAGGTAATTGACGGGGGCCTAGAAATAACAATCAGGTATGCCGGTGAGAAGGACAGGCGCAAGAAGAAGAAAGAATGAAAAAACTAGAAGTAATACTAAATCCTAAGATTGGTAGATTCCTCATAGAGTCGAGGAAGAGGATTAACGTATTATATGGTGGCGCTGGGAGTGGTAAGAGCTATACGGTGGCCCAGCATCTCCTGATTAACAAACTCTACCAAGAGAAGGACATCAGGATCCTAGTAGTAAGAAAGACCCTGCCCGCCCTGAGAATCACAGCCTACCAGTTGGTACTAGATTTACTTGAGGAATACGAGTTACCCTACCTACTAAACAAAACCGAGATGACTATTTTAGTCGGAAGAAATAGGATGCTCTTCAAAAGTCTGGATGATCCAGAGAAGATTAAGAGTTATGAGGGCAATTATGTCTGGATTGAAGAGGCGAGTGAGATCAGCCATAAGGATTTTATGCAGCTAAACCTCCGGCTGAGGAGACGTACTAATGGCAGGGGGTTTGGCAACCAAATGTTCCTCACCTTTAACCCGATAAATGAGTATCACTGGCTGAATGAGAAGCTAGTACAAGGGAATCGTAAGGATACGAAAATCAATCAGTCCACCTACCAAGACAATATATTTCTTGATCAATCATATATAGATGAGCTAAACGCCTTAAAGGATGAGGATGAGATGTACTACCAGATTTATGCCCTGGGTGAGTGGGGAGTTCGCAAGAATGTTATTTATTCTAACTACGAAATTATTAAAGCTAAGGATTGGCCGGATAGCTTTGACGAGACAATTTATGGACTAGACTTTGGCTATAATAACCCCTCAGCACTACTACAGATAGGTTTTAAGGATGAAATACCTAGTATAACGGAAAAACATACGGGTAAATATCTTTCAGTTTACGAAAGAGAGCTACTTTACAAGACCGGCCTGACTAACATGGATCTGATAAAAGAGCTTGAGAAGCTGATTAAGGTAAAGACTGATAATATCTACGCGGACTCAGCCGAGCCAGCCAGGATAGAAGAGATAGGAAGGTCAGGATTCAATATCTATGAATCTGATAAAGATGTTAAGATGGGCATTGATTACGTAAATAGGCAAAAGGTGAAGATACATGAGGATAGTGTAAATCATATCAGCGAGAAAAGAGGATATAAATGGAAGGAGGATAAGGACGGGCACGCGCTAGAGGAGCCGGTTAAGTTTAGAAATCATCTTCAGGATACAGAGAGATACGCTCTTTATACGCATTTAGGAACGAAAAATAAGAGAAAAGGAAAAGTTTATGTAGCGGGGTGATAATGTATGAGTACCAAAAAGGAAGTTAAGAAAGGCAAGGTTTATGTAGCAACCGACAGGGGCTTTGTCCTACCTTATTCTGAGCTGACAAAGCATGAGATCAAGAAATCCTCAAAGCAACTTAAAGAGGAAAAGGAATGGCTGACAGAATCAGGGTTAGCCACTCATCCGTATCCGCCTACATCATTCCTCATGCTTTACGAATCCAACTCGATATTTTGGGCTACTGTCAAACAGATCGCTACGGACGTAGCGGGGCTAGGTTGGAAATTACTACTGAAAGAGGGCCAGAAAGAGAATAAGACAGAGAAAAAGATACTAGATGATTTCTTCAATAAGCCTAATCCGAGTTTATCTCTGAGGAAGATCTGCGAACGGGTGATCATTGACTGGGGAGTAATGGGCTATGCCGGGATAGAGGTTACTAGAAACGGAGCTAATAAGGTTGACGGACTTCACCATGTACGGGCTCATACCCTCTGGGTCCATACTGGCAAAAAGAAGTTCTGTCAAAAGCGGGGAATGAAGAAGGTCTGGTTTAAGGAGTTCGGTTTGAAGGAAAACTTTCAACTAGAGACTGGCAAAGAGGGAAACTACGAAGAGAAGAACAGAGCTAACGAGCTGATATACCTGATAAACTACTATCCTCGTAACGATTACTACGGAGTACCTAATATCCTGCCCGCGATAGGATCTGTCATCGGGCTTTTAGGGATCCGGGACTACAATCTCGCTTTCTTCACCAATTACGGAGTACCTGCCTATATGGTAGTTCTTGCCGGTGAGTGGGATGAGGATGCTGAGAAGATCATCAAGAAGCACCTGGATACAGAAGTTAAGGGTGGCAAGAATGCTCATAAGACTATGATACTCCAAGTTCCCGAGGGCGGATCAGCAACGTTCAAACCTCTCTCAGTAGATATTAAAGAAGGTAGCTTCCGAGTTTATCAGCAGGTCTTGAGAGAAGATATCCTTGCTGCCTACTCCATGCCTCCCTACCGAATCGGTATAAACATAATAGGTAAGTTAGGAGGGACTAATATAAGGGAGTCTACGTTTATATATAACGAATCGGTTATAGAGCCCCTGCAGGAAGATCTTGAGGATATTTTCAACAGCAGGATAATAGAAGAGGGCCTCGAGTGCCACTCCTATAGGTTCAAGTTCAATGATATGGACCTGAGGGACCGGGATGCTGAGGCTAAGAGAAACAACGAAGCGATTGCGTACGGGAAGTTGACTCCGAATGAGGCTAGGAATCTTGAGGGCTTAGGCAAATCCTATACGGGAGGAGACAGATTCTACGTGGGTACGAACCTGATCGAAATAGGCGAGGCTGATCTGGAGAAGAGGGACAAGGAGCAGATGAAATTCATAGCCAAGCAGAAGAAACTGAAGGAAGAAATTAAGAAGGTAAAAGGAGATTAAGATGTCAGTACCTGAAAGTAAGACCGGGAGCAAGTATGAGAAGCCTGTCTTTGAAAAGGAGTCTGAGCTCCGCTTTCCCAGAGAGGTAATTGAGGTATTTAACGGCGGGCGGATGTGTGTGCAGTGCTCATCCTGTCACGGCTGTCAGTGAAGCAACTAGGGATTGGATTAAAGGAAATTAAGGGAGAAGAATGAATCTAACCTTAGAACAAGCTAATAAGGTTGACGATATTATTTCCGAGTTCTTTGAAAAAGTGGACCGCAAGGGTCGCATAGCCTCACGCCTGCGCCGAGCGATAGACAAGTCCGCAAAGTATCTCAGGCCCAAAGTCAACGAGTGGCTTGAGATTATGAGAAGCAGAATAATCCGGGACATGCTCAAGCGGTATGTTAGAAAAACGGGGGGCCCCGGGAGCTATCGGGTGATATCGGATGGTGCGGAGCGAAAAGCTCTAGCCCCCCTCCAAAAAGACAGGGCCCTGGACATAACCACTAAGCTAACCGACTGGAAATGGATCGAGCAGAGGGGAAATAGCATACTGAAGCCTGCTATTTTGACAGTTGTAGAAAATGGGGCTAATGAGGCACTCATTATCGGGGGAATCGAAGCAAGATTTGATATTCTTAACCCTAAAAGCGTAGCCTGGGCACAGAAGCACTGCGCAACGCTAGTCAGGGAGGTAACTAACGAGACAAGGAAGGGAATTAAGAACATCATCAGGCGGGGCATAAAGGAAGGATTTGCCATGCCGAAGATTGCCAGGAAGATAAGGCCGCTGGTGGGCCTGACCTCCCGACAGATGATGGCGGTGGCGAATCACGAAGAATGGCTGATAACTAACCGGCCCGAGCTTAGCGCAAAAGAGATCGAGAGGCGGATAGACGTATACGCCAGGAGGAAGCACCGAAGGCGGGCTGATATGATTGCCAGAACCGAGTCAGCCTATGCGGTTGATGAGGGCACGCTCGAGGGATATGAGGAGGCTGAGGTTGAGATGGTAGAGTGGCTAACCTCACAAGCTGGTGCGTGTGATGATTGTATAGCTCAGAGCGGAAGAAAATTTAAGATAAAGGAAGCCCACGGGATGCAGCCGGCTCATCCGATCTGCAGGTGCTGTTGGAGTCCAGTTATATGAAATGTAAGAAATGCGGTAGGTGCTGTGACCTGGTTACCCTAAAGGTAAAGATTACACCTGCCTTGATACCCGATTCTGCGCCAAAGGGCTGGCTTCAGAAGCATTGGCATTTTGTCAAGAAGAAAGGCAAGAGTTATGGCTACTCCTGCGATTTTTATGATAGAAAAACGCACTTATGCAGAATTCATAAAACTAAGCCTGCAGTATGTAGAAATTTTCCTTATCAGAAAGAACACCCTGACGATTATCAAAAATTCACACCAAAAGGATGTGGTTACAAATGCTTATAGAAGAAGTAACAGAAGAAAATGTTGAAAACCTTAAAGATGGTGAGCTCTGTGATCTGGCGTTAAGATGTGGGTTGATATGGCAAAAAATAGAGGGTGATAAACATGAATAAGATAACGAAGTATGAGATAGTAAAAAGCTATGGGATCCTGAAGGCTGAGATACAAAAAAGAGGCTTAAAGTTCAGCCCGAATGTGCTCCTGGATAAAGCCTTGTTCAAAAAGGCAATGATTGGGATTGACGTAGAGGGTCTTGATGATGTTATTATTAAGGATTATGTTTCTATTAGCGGCCCTTTTGTGAAGTCCTGCCGGGAGGCCAAGGTAGTCGATGTAGTCATTAAGGATGATGAAGAGAACAGGGATGAAGAACTGGAAGAGCAAATAAGCGAGGCTGTGCAAGGCGAAACCAAGAAGAAATGCAAATTTACCTATAATAAGGCTGGCCCGACTCCCCCTTATATTCCGCTATTTGATAAAGTAATCAGGGCAAAGAGGGAGACGAGCAAAGTAGAGATCAGTAAAATTCCCGTGATAGTCTCAAAACCTTACCCTAATGAACATTCTTGCAGATTAGAAGATCCAAAGAAATATGATACATGTAGAAGAGGCGAAAGGGTTGCTGATAAACCTGAATCGATAAAGGGCAAAAAGTATTTTGTTATTTACTGTAAAAAAGGCAAAGGGCCGATGGAGCAGCAGGCACTTCGCTATCCGAAAGACAAATGGACCCTTGAGCAAGCAAAAGCACATTGTAAATTGAATAAAGGTCTATTCGAGCCCGCTACTGAGAAGGTAGAAAAAGAGGAGCAGCTTGAGGAAGTTGTCGAAAAATTTGCAGGGAGTCCGAGGAATCCTTTCGGTACCCACTGCAGTTTTAGATTCGAGGGCGGGGCAGCAGGATACAAGAAAGCCTGGATGGTGCACTTTTCCCAGATTAACGGCGGGGCCTTAACTCCGAGAGCATCAGGGCCAATCAGAGGAACCGTTAGAAGGGTGGCTATGATAGCGAAGGTAATGAAACCTACTTGTGATATTCGAGAATCCGAAGGAATGGGTGCACGCCGTGGTCCTAAAAGCCCGCTCCCGGGAAGCTATCCTCAGAGACCTTCCGATTATGGTCTGTCGTCCTGGCTAAGTCCGAGCGATGAGGAAGTAGATAGGGAAAAAGCTCTGAGATTTACCTGCAGCGACCTCAATGTGATCAAGAAGGCTGCGGTAGCCGAGGTAAAGAGAAGGATCAAAGACAGGGAGGCAGAAGAAGAGGCTAAGAAAGCAGACGAAGAAAAGGAAACAGAGAAGGGCCAAGCGCTTGAATTTACATTCGGAAAGGTCGACAAGAAGGAGCATATAGTGGGCGGGATCATTTATGAGCCGGATAAGGAGGACACCCAGGGGGATAAGGCAAACGCAAAGGAGATCTGGAAAGCTCTCAAGAACTATATGATCGAGAAGAAATCTATTAAGGTCATGCACAAAGGAAAGGCCAAAAGCGTTCCCATAGTCGAGTGCTTCCAGGCGGAGGAAAATACCCATAAGGGAGGGACTGGTCCGGAGCACCTGGTCAAAAAAGGGGCCTGGTGGTTGAGTATTTACCTGGGTGATGAGCCGGAGATCTGGAAGGATGTCTTATCCGGCAAGCTAAATGGATTCAGCATGGCTGGTCGTGCATCGGCTAGCACTTGACATCTTAAAACTATCATATATGATTGCTATTGATAATTGACAATTTGATAAAGCGACGCCAAAAGGGTTAAGGTCGTGCTAAAGTTCCCTTAGCCAACTGAGGGAAGCTAGAAGCGGACGCCTAAGCTATTCGGATCGTGAATCTGAAAGGTTTAGGTGTCCGCTTTTTTTATTGAAATACCTAAACCAAGAAAAGAGAGGTGATTGTGAATGGCCAGGGAATTGAAGGAGATCGAGATTGAAGAGATCAGCCTTGTCGATGCTGCTTCAAATCGCAAGAAGTTCTACATTGTCAAGAAAGACGATACAAAGAAACAGAAAACCCAAATTTCGATAAATAGTGACGGGACGGTCAAGGGTACTAAGATACTTATGGGCGGTGAGGAGGTCAAGGACCTAGTAGATTTTAGTTTCTCGTTCTACATGCCAAGAAGTGGCGATGTAGACGGACTAGGGAAAAATATCTCCTGCTCCTATTCAAAAGTTACCGAGACCGAGGACGGTTTCAAGCATACCGACCATTTCTATTTATCAAAATCACTGGAGGTGAAAGAGGGAATGAAAGACCTAAAAGAGCAATTACAAGAGTTACTAGGGGAGGATTTCTCTGAGGAAGATTTCGAGAAGGCCCAAAAGAAACTTGACGAGAAAGTCATTGGTGCTTTGAAGGGAGCTTTGAATATCCTCAATAAATACAAGGGAGACTTCCCAGACGAGCTTAAGAAGGCGGTGGGAGTCCTAGCCAAGCACGCTGGCTATGGGGCAACCCAGAAATCTAAGGAGCCTTATAAGCTCGAGGAAATATTGGAGGTACTAGAGAAAGCTCACCTGGAAAAAGCCGGCGCCAAACTCTCCAAGAGTACCAGGCAGCAAATTCAGAAAGCTATTGATGCTCTAACGAAGCTTCTTGAGCTAGACAAGAAGAACACAGAAGGAAACGGAGAACTCAAGAAGGAGCTCGAAGAGATCAAGGATTCTATGAAGAAACTGGCAGGGAAACTGGGAGAGAAAGGCAAGGATGAGGATGTCAAGGAAGAGCTGGGTAAGATAACCAAGAGACTGGAGACCATCGAGAAGATTAAGGGAGTCAAAAAATCGATTGATGGAGATGGTAGTTCAGAAGAAAAAGGAGACAAGTGGCCTTCTTTTAACCTTGGTGAAGAATAACCGAATTGTTCCTTATGGTTATTGTTGAAGTTTAGCGAAGAATAGATTGTTTAATTAAATTAAGAAATAGCGAGGTGAAAAACTAATGCTTACAAATGCTGAACTACTGAGCAAACAGAAATTCCTGAAAGCGATGAAAGCTCTCCCGGATATTGAACTGACAGCTCAGGAAGCAGACCAGTTTATCGACTACGTTATAGATCAGTCCTTCTGGAACAAGAACGCCCGGATAGTCAAAATGAATAAGAACGAGAAGAACATCCGGTACCTGGGGTACGGATCTGGACGGTTCTTGAAACCCGCTGACAAGTTTAGCGTCACGGATTACAAGAAGGAGTTCTATAGCGGAAAGATAGCTCTTGTCTCTAAAAAGGTAAGAGGAGCAATCGAGATCTTTGATGATGACCTTGAGGATAACATCGAAGGTCAGGCTTTTGCAGATCATCTGATGAGGGTGATTGCAGCTAAGGTCGCTAATGAGTTGGATGAGGCTTACTTTGTATCTAATGCGGATTATGCTGATACGGATATAAGGAGTCTCTGGGAAGGATTTAGGTATATCCTTCTCGGTTACGCTCCAACTGAGGCTGATGATGCTCACATGCTTCCCAAAGCAGCCAAGAAAATGGATGCAAGTGCTACCGATGACTTTGAAGTCGCCGGTGGAATTGCTGAGAGATGGGAGAATCCTGCTGCCTCCGGGTTCTTTGACTGGGAATTTAAGTTCGGCCAGATGTTGGCAAAGCTCCCTTCTAAGTACAAGGTGAAGGGTCTGGCGAACTTAAGATACTTCTGTAATGATATAATCCTGGCGGATTACGTCAAAGCACTGGCAGCTCGGTCTACAGCTCTAGGAGATAAGGCGATTATTGGCGGCGAGCCCCTGACGTACATGACCATTCCTATCGTAACCGTTCCACTTATGCCTGCGAACTTTGCAGCGTATAGCGATGGAAAGGAGATGTATGAGGATGAGGCTGGCGCCACCTACAAGTACGCCGATGTTGTCCTGACAAACAAGGATAACTTTATTATCGGTTTACAGAGGGCCCTAAAGCTGGAATCCCAGAGAGTTCCTGAAGATGAGGCTCAAAGAGTCTTTTACTCTATGAGAGCTGATCTTAAGGTGGAAAATCCAGAAGCGGCTGTGATTCTCTACAATCTGACTCACTCATAAGGAGGGTTAAATGTGGAAGATAATCAACCGTGGGACTGGTATTGATTTATATGTTAGGGGCGTGAAGTGTTATCTCGCTCCGGGCTGTGTTATCAAAACAAACGATACTAAGCTGATAGAGGAAGCGAGGAAAGCTCCCTATGTACTGGTTACTGAGGATTTTAGCGGTTTTAGTTTAGGGAAGCTAAGGAAGCTGGCCTCTCAGAGGGGGATTATAAAATTTGGTAGATTTACTAAAAAGAAATTACTTGAAAAACTGCAAGCGAGGTGATAATAAATGAGACAAGATCTTAGTACTCTTGATAGGGATATAGGACAGCCTTGGAGTCGTGTTATCCAGGAGGCTTTTAGGGATGGTATAGACTGCGATATAATTCATGGTGGGCTCTTAGTAGGTGGAAGCCAGCAGGGTTTATACGGACAGAGCGCCACCCCGAATTATATTATAGGAACACGCAGGATAAGCCCTGATGGGCGTGTATATCGTTACGTCAAAGCGACTAACATTATTGCACAAACCCATTTTGGTCTGAAATTCTACTCCCGGATAGCTGATGGAATAGGAAATACCCCTCCGTTACAGACTCAGATTGTCGGCGATTCGACTATTAAAATTGATTCTGGTAAAGGTGCTGCTGGTGTCGCTAAGGATGAGCTGGTTGGTGGTTATGTTATAATTCACCTTGGAAGTGATAACTATAACCAATTTAGAGGTATTACCGGCAATACCCTTGCTGATGGAGATGGATACGTCACGATTACCCTTGATGCACCACTGACGGCGGCTATCAAGCTTTCTCACAGCGTAGAGGTTCTTCAGAATCCCTATGGTAATGTGCGGTTGATGGCTGGGCCGAGTGGCGGGATGGCAGGAACTGGGTTTGCATCTGTAGCTGGAATACCAAATGTAAAGACCCTTGTGGCAAACCAGTACATTTGGATTCAGACCTGGGGGCCGATTTGGATAAATCCACACGGTGATGCGGGATCTGGTGTCGATCAGTGCGAACGAAAATTGGTCTTTGATGCCGAGGGCTCAGTTTCTGTTGCCGACGAAGTATCTCATGGTGGTATTACTCAAACCGATGGAGATGAGCAGGTAGCTGGCTTCATTATTGACAGGGTTGCTGGCGGACCGCCTCTGATTATGTTACAGATTAGTCCGTAAGTCGAGATAACAGGCTTTTGGGGGCTTGAGCCTTATCAAGCCCCGTAAAAATCTGTAAAGAGAGGAGGCTAATTTGCCAAAAAAACCGCATACAGCTATAGGTAATTATGTTCATGAAGATGATATAGATAACTGGCCTGAGAGTTATGCCGATCCAGAACAGCAGGAAGTAATTGATAGAATTGAGGAACTCGTTGAGAAGATTACGGGAGATTATTTCTATCCTAAAGATTTTGATATTTACCTTGATGGAAATGGAAAAAGTAGGATCTTCCTCAGCTTCAAGCCTAACATCCTAAGTATCTCCTCTATAGAAGTCTCAGGAGTCAGTCTCGGCACTTCCTGGTATACCCATGACGAGGATTCAGTTTATCTTGACTCTGAGTTACCCAGTAATGGCGTTTTAGAAGTAGAGACAGTCCTCTTCCCAAAAGGGAGAGGGAATATCCATATTGTAGGAACTAAGGGCTGGCCTGATGGAAAATTAGATATAGATAACGTAAGCGGAATTTTTCAGGTAGGAGAAACTATTTCAGCTCCGGCTCCTCCCGGTGGAAGCGGAGCGACTGCTACAGTCAAAGAGGTCTATCCTACCTATCTTAAGATCATAAACAGAAGCGCCACAAATTTTGTCGAGAATGAACAGATCACCGGAGCAACCTCCGGAGCAACCGCCGATGTCAATAATTTATACGGCGCAGTAAATGACCCACCCAGAGCTATCAAGAAAGCCTGTATAATCCTTTGCCGGTACGATAATGATAATACCCTCTATACGAAATACGCCTTTGACTCAGAGCATTTAGGAGATTGGAGCTATGCCAGGGGAGGCAAGAAGCATCTAACCGGAGTAGTAGAGGCCGATGAACAACTGATACCTTTCATAAAGAGAAAGCCCTTAATCGGAGTTGTCTAGGTGAATTTCAATAACAGAGTTGACATCCAAAGAAAGTATAAAATCCCGGATGGCATGGGAGGGTTTATCGATAAGTGGGCTAACCTAGAGAGATTAAACATAAGCAGCCTTGCAGGAACTTTCGTAGAGCATGAGATCATCACCGGAGGAAAAAGCGAGGCTACTGCTAAGGTGGGTAAAGTCGGTGAGGGCTACCTTGAGATCTACGGGAAGAGCGAAACGAACTTTGAGCTTGAGGAAGAGATTACTGGTACAACCTCTGAGGCTACTGCTGATATTGACAATATTATTAGTCTGGCGAATACCGCCTGCAGGTTGCAGCCCTATTCCGGAAGGGAGCTTTTTACGGCAGGCAAGGAGACAGTATTTGCCAGTCACCGACTATTTATGTCAGTTCCCCCGATCCCGATTACTGAAAAAGACAGAGCGAAATTCGGGACCAGGAAATTTGGTATTGAATTGATCAAAAATTGGGATGAGGCTGATAGATTTTATAGATTAGACGTACTCGAAATTGAATGATATTCCTTAAATTGAAAAAGGATTGGCATAATTATTGGCGAGGGAGCGTAACCGAAGTAGATGACAAAGAAGCAGATCTGCTAGTCCAAAGGAAAATTGCAGTCTATTCTTCCCCGCAAGATTACATGACTAAAAGCGACTTGGATTTTGCACTGAAAAGAAGGTGACGGTATGCAGATTTTCGGACTGATAGTAATGGTAATAGGATCAGCAGGAATTGTATCCTCAGTAATTATGGAGATCAAGACCAGAGAACCAGTCTATGCTCTCATGATGAAGATTTTTCCCTTGATATTTTCCATAGGAGCGATCTTTTTCTTCATAATAGGAAAATAAAATGGATGTTAAGTGGTATGGCAAGAAACTCAAGGAGGAGATGCGGGCTAAGGCCGTCAAAAATATGACCGATGCCTGTTTATTCTTGGAAGCAGACATTAAGAAGAGCTTAACAGGAAAAAGCCCCTCAGCCCCGGGTGAGCCTCCAGGAAAAAAATCAGGAACGCTGGGAAGGTCGGTCACGCATGAGGTAGAAAAAACATCTCATGGTGTGGTAGGAAGAGTAGGAACAAATATTACTTATGCAGTACCCTTAGAGTTTGGGACTTCCAAGATGGCAGCTCGTCCTTTTATGCGTCCCGGGCTGGAAAGAAATAAAAGCAAGATAGCAAAAATCATAGCGAGGAAATAAATGGAAAAAGTATCGATTCTTATCCCCACACGCCAAAGATATAAGAAGTTGACAAAGTGTCTTGAATCACTCTTTGAGAATACCAAATATCCCGATTGGGAAGTTATAGTGATTTTGGATAGGGATGACGTTGATTCTTTAATGTTAGTACATGAATTTGAGATGGCCCATACGAGAGAGATAAAAAAGATTGTTAAATCAAAACGGGAGATGTATGTTGGCAAAATCAATGAGGGCTATCACAAAACAGATTCTTCCCTCATAGTCTTTCTAGCCGATGATGTCGAGGTTCAGAAGAATTGGCTGATTGAGGCAGTATTAACCTTCAATGAGTCGTTCCCGGATGGAATGGGGCTGGTCTCCTTCCAGGATGAGTTCGACGATAGGCTCGCTCCCCATGGGCTGATCTCTAGGAAATATGTTGAGGAATTCTTAAACGGGAACATCTTCTATCCCGGGTACGTTCATTATTGGTGTGATACGGAGTTAACTGTCAGGAGCAAAAAATGGAATCGGTTTGTCCATTCTCCTAAGTCAATAACTATTCACAGATCGAGGCCAGAGATAGATAGGCATGGAAAGGATGACGACCATATTCGCAAGGAAGCAAGAACAACTCTGAAGCAAGGAGAAGAGCTGTTGATTTTTCGACAGTGCTGGGGTTTTCCTGACAAGATGCCGAGAATGAAGAACTTTAAGTTGCCGAGTAAAGTTGATATTCGCTTTATGCCAACGGAGGAGCTTGAGTTTTATGTTGGATTCGGGGTGGACACTAGAAAAAAGCTTGATTGGAAAGTTGACAGGGAAACAGCGCTTTTCTTCCTGAAGCTTTTTCCGGGATACTTCAAACCGATAATTGAGAAAAAGAAGACCGATTCTATGGTGCTTCTTAAGCTCAAGATACTAGCCATCGTCTGTGTTTACAATGAGATGGATATATTACCCTACCTTATTGATCATTTAGCTTCTCAGGACATAGATATCTTTGTCTTCGATAACTACTCTACCGATGGAACATGGGAATACCTAAGGGAAAGAGGGATTGATTGTGAGAAGCTTGATACGCATGAACAACTCAATTTGGTGCTGATTATCGAAGCTAAGATGAAGAAGTGGGATCAAGTAAAGCCTGACTGGTGTATCTATCAGGATGCCGATGAATTTCCATTAACTTTAGAATTTCCAACCCTGAGAGAATTGATAGAGGATAGGGACAGGAGAGGATTCGATGCCATCAATCAACTAAGGGTTACTTTCTTACCAACAGGTGAGGAAGATTTCGGGAAAAAAGACCCTCGCAAGATTTTCCGTTACTATGATAAGGATTACTGGTTCTCCTCCACTAATGCCTGCTCGGATAGGATATTCAAGTATAAAAGGAAAGTTAGCTTAAGTGGGGGTGCGCATTATATTTTGAATAGTGTGCGCAGGAGCAGGGAAGGACTTAATAATGTAATTTTCCATTATCCTTATAGGGAATTCGCAGAGAGGCAATTGGAAGAAAGAAAATCTCGATCCTCAAAAGCTGAAATCAAGGGAGGTTTGCATAGGCATTATTTTGAATCTTACCCAAAAGGCTTCGTTTGGAAGAAGGAAGGAAAAGGAGATTTGATGAATCCTAAGGACCCTTTGCATAAATTTTATGCGGCTGAGGCAGTTAGAGTAGTTTGAGGTAAGAGAATGATCAATTTAGATGCATTAGTGGTTGATGGTAATTCTACAGGGCCGTATGGAGATATGAAGCCATTCGCATGTTTACTAGCAGGCCTTGTGATAGCATGTAATGCTCAGGTTGTGCTTGAGATTGGAAGTGGACCTTTGAACTCAGGTAGAGCTTTTTTGTACGGACTTGAAAAGACTAAGGGAATTCTTTATACTTGCGACCTTAAAAAGAAATTTGACTTTTCTCATCCGTCTCTATGTTTTGAGCGGTTAACTTCGCAGGAGCTTGCTAAGAGTTGGAATAATCAAATAGATATTCTTTTGATTGATGGGGACCATAAATACGAGCAGGTTAAGTTCGATTATAATACTTTTTTGCCCTTTGTGAAAAAAGGTGGGTTTATTGTTTTACATGATACTGTTGTTAAGGCGGGTCCTAAAAAGCTTGCTTCAGAGGTTGTTGGGGATCAGAGGTTAGTGTTTCCGAAGAACCCGGGATTGACGGTGTTCCAAAAGCAAGAGAGTGGGGTTTTGACGGGCGAGAATCAAGTAGAACTTGAGGAAACGAAAAGAATTGTTAAAAGCATCCAAGGATGGGTTGGCGACAAGGAAGGTGCATATCTTTTCCAGAGAGCAAAGAACTGTTCAAAAGGTATAATTGTTGAAATAGGCTCTTGGAAAGGGAAATCAACTGTTTGGCTGGCAAGGGGCTCAAAAGCAGGAAACAAAACTAGGATTTATGCTATAGACCCTTTTGATGGTAGAGATTCAAAATTCATAACAATACCCCAGCCTGATTATTCAGTTTTTGAAATTTTTAAGGATAATATAAGAAAAGCTGGATTGAATGATTTGATAACTCCTATCGTTTCCCGCTCTCAGGATGCAAGTGATAAAATTAAGGAGAGAATAGAATTTCTTTTCATAGATGGTGCCCACGGATATGAGTTCGTCAAGAAGGATTTTGAGCTATATTTCCCAAAGGTGCTGAGGGGAGGGATCATTGTATTTCATGATGCAAATGAAAGAGAAGGAGTTAAGAGAGAAGGCGTAGTAAAACTAATGAGGGAATTATCAAAAGACAAAAGGGTAGAGAAAATCGATGTCGTGGGTTCAATGGTGGCTTGGAGGAAAATTTGAAAAGAGTAGCAAGGATAGTAGGTAAAGAATGAGTATAGATATAAACGCTTTGAAGATAGGGATCTACGATGCCTTAAATGTGCCAGCTATCACCAATCTAGTAACAGGGATTTATCACAAAAAGGCTCCCCAGGATGCATCCTACCCCTATATCCTCTACTGGATCGTAACCGGTAGCAATAAAGACACTTTTACCGAATGGAAGGATGAAGTGCTGATTCAGATAGATGTGTATTGCCAGAATAAAGATAAAAATGAAAATGATGTATCGGGAGGCCAGCATTGTGGAGTTATATTAAAGGCGGTTACTACAGCGATGGATGAGGCTGAGATAACTGCTGAGGGATATTCGGTATTTTTCTGCCAAAGGCAAGGACCTCCTCGAGATCTATATGAGGATGATACAGATACTTATCATAATGTTTTAGAATATCGAATCGAAATGGAAAAAAGCAAAATTTAGTTCTTTAATATTAGTTTAATGAAAATTTCAGTAAAACTCGGTAAGTATTAGGAGGTGAATAATAATGGGCGAAACAAAAGCAATTGCGGGATATCACGGAAAGGTTTATGTAGGAGCTGCTTCCTCACCCCTGAATGAAGTTGCAGAGATAGGGAACTGGACTGCGACTATAGCATTGGATTTAATAGAGACTCCCAAGTTTCAGGCGGATAAAACTAGGATTGCTGGAAAGAGGGACTTCAGCGGTTCATTCGATGGATCTTGGTATCTCCAAGATACGACAGGTCAGAAAGTCCTTCAGGATGCTCTGCTTGGTGGAACGGTGGTCTATTTGAGGCTTCAGGCAAAGGATGGTAACACTTACTCTTGTTGGGTTTTGATTTCTGGGGAAACATTAGGTGCCCCTCATGCTGGATCACAAGCCATCAGCTTTGCTTTTTCCTCTACTGGTAAGGTGGCAGTGACCGTCGCGTCCACAAGCGCATAATAGGTTTTGAGGGCTGGTGTAATAGGGCTAGAAACTCCTTGAGCCGTTCAGTCCTAGAGAGGAGAATATAAAAAAGGAGTGTGATTATGGGTATAGACAAAACTGTTGATGCTCCTGTAACAGTGGAGTTCAAGGGAAAACAATATAAGTTAAGACAGGTTACTACTCAAGACTATGGCGAGATTGTTCGCTATCTCAAGACGCTTTATGTAGGTGAGGTTGGGAAGTCTATGAAGATAGCCGGGATTAGTGAAAATAAGATTATTGCGGAGATAGGAAGGCTTCAGTTCGAGGAGTGGGGCACCAAAGGGGAAAATCAGAAGGAAATAGAAAAGCATTATAATGAGAGGGTAAAACCGTTGATGGCCTCCAATGAGGCAATGACCTATATCCTCTACATAGGATTGAGAAGAGAGCATCCTGAACTGACCCTTGAGGAAACGAATGATATTGTAGCGAGTAGCCCTAAGGCTATAGGAGATCTCATAACTTATGTAATGGGTGGAATTAAAGCAAAAAAAGGAAAAAACGTGAAGAGAGTAACGGCGTAGATTATTATTGTCAGCTCTGGACTATGGACTGGGATTACGTCTTTGCTCAATTGAAGAGATTTTATAGGTGCTCGAAAGTTGAATTCAAGGAGATGACTCTGCATGAGGTCTTTCAGCTATTAAAGGATGGAGAAAAGTTAGCAAAGGCAGAAAGCGGGGAGAAAGTAGAGACAGAAACTCGGGAACAAAAAATAATAAGATTGAGAGATATGGCAACGCGAAGAAAAGCTAAATTAATTAGAGAGGGAAAATGGAAAGATTGAGATACTGGAAGTGTATTTTTAAAGATTACAGGAGAAATTTATAATGGCCGCAGGAACAAAAGTCGGAGAAGCCTACGTCGAGCTTCAAGCTCGTATGGCCAAGTTTGAGTCTCAGTTGAAATCAGCAGAGGTAATGACTGGTAAATCAGTCAGCAAGATGCAGGCTAAATTTCAGGCTCTAGCTCCCACCTTCAGGAAAGTAGGTATAGGAATGGCCGTTGCCGGCGGTGCTATTACGGCAGCGCTAGGCTTGACCATAAAGTCCTCTATGTCTTTCAATAAGGAAATGGCCAACATAGCCACCCTGATCCCAGGCGCTACTGACCGGGTGATTGAACTAAAGGGCGCAATCCAGGAAATGGCTGTAGATGTAGGAAAAGCTACGGGGGATTTGGCGGCAGGTGGTTATCAGGTCATATCTGCGTTCGGGGACACTGCCGATACTGTGGCTATTCTTGAAATATCAGCTAAGGCTGCCACGGCTGGTGTGGCAACTACTACATCAGCAATTAACCTCTTGTCGGCTGTTACCAAGGGATACGGTGATACCTCTAAAGAGGCTATTCAGAAAGCCAGCGATTTGGCTTTTATGACGGTCAAATTAGGGCAAACTGATTTCCCTCAACTTGAAGCCAGCATTGGCCGTGTAATACCCCTGACTGCTGAAATGGGAGTGAGCCAAGAGGAACTATTTGCAGTAATGGCTACCGGGACAGGAGTCACAGGTAAGGCTGCTGAAGTAGCAACTCAATTCAGGGGGGTAATGCAATCCCTGATGGCCCCGACTGCGGATATGATAAAGCTCCTTGAGGAGAAGGGATATGCAAGCGGAAAGGCTATGCTTGCTGATTTAGGTTTAGCAGGAGCTCTTGAACTTATCAAAACAAAGGCTGATGAATCAAATACTCCCTTGCAGAAATACATTTCCTCGATAGAAGGTCAAACCATAGCGCTAGCATTGACCGGGACGCAGGCTGATACCTACAAAGAGAAGCTCCTTGCTATGATGGATGTTACAGGTCAGACTGATATAGCTTTCAAGGAACAAACAGAGGGTATCAATGCAGCAGGATTCGCCTTCGAGCAAGCAAAAATACGAATAGGAGTCTTAGGCCAAGAAATAGGCGACAGGCTCCTGCCGATGATAACCCCCCTGATTGAGAAGATTACCGATATTGTCAAGAAAATGTCAGACTGGGCAAAGGAGCATCCGAAACTTAGCTCAGGTATCATCAAATTTGCAGCAGTCCTAGGACCCCTTTTGATAGGTCTGGGTGGTTTCTTGATAATTTTACCTAAATTGATTGCTTTAATACCTCTTTTGAAAATAGGGATGATTAAATTGGGAGGAGCTTTTCATTTTATGCTGGGTCCAATCGGACTTATCATAATAGCAATAACGGCGGCTGTAGCGGCATTTATCTATTTCTACAAGACTAGCGAGAAGTTTCGTGATTTTATCAACAAGATTGGCGCATATATGAAGGCACTGGCTCAAAATATCTGGAATCACCTTGTCTGGCTGAAGGATAATTGGGGTAAAATTTGGAAGACGATATTTGAAGGCTTACCCAAAATAGCCAAGAACGCCTTCGATAATTTAATAACGATATTTAAGTGGGTATGGGAGTTTATTAAAGGCTGGGGAAGTTGGCTCGGCAAGAACTTCATAAATGTCTGGAAGAATATGTTTAGCGCAGTGTCCACAGGGCTCAAGAACTTCGGGACTAATATTGTTGCACAACTAGGCTGGCTTGGCCAGAAAATGAACCCGAAAAACTGGTTCAAAAAAATCGAGCGGCCCGACTGGACTCCGCTATTTGATGGCTTGGAGGCCAAGTGGGAAGAGATGCCCAAGATTGCCGAGTTGAATCTGAAGAAGATGACTGAGGGCGTCAAGGTATACTTTGAGCCGCTGCCAGAATTAGTAGAACCCGTTTTTAAGGCTATAGAAGAGGGGGCTGAAGGAGCTGGCAAGGCAATAGATGGTATGACGACTGCAACAGAAAAATATATTACGACATTTGATGCATTACAAAAAGGGATAGGTAAAGTAAACGATGCTCTTGATCTTGTAATAGTCAAACTCAAAGAGATAGGGAAAGTTATTATGCTTCCCGTTTATGTATTTTGGGGTCAATTTGAGAAGGGCGCATTGGCAGTAAAGGAAGCTTGGGATGATACTTCGAGAGGTGTTAATAAAGCCACTGGCGAAATGGTCTCTACTATGTATCTTGCAGAAAGCAAACTTGCACCTATTTATGATAAATTCGTAGACGGTATAGTTGGGGTTGGAAAGGCTTATAAGGTTGTTGGTAAGGGAATAAAAAAAGAAACAAAAGATATGAGTAAGGATGTTAAGCAAGGCTTATTGGCAATGAAGGAAAGCTGGGCTGAAACAGCTACAAGCATTGAAGATTCAGCAGACGATATAGTTGAAGCTATTGTAGGAATGGTTGACGCAGTTACTTTATTCTGGGGTAAGTTCAAAAAAGGTGCTTTAGCTGTCAAGGAGAGCTGGAAAGATACTAGAAAAGGTATAGATACGGAAAGCGGAAAGATAGTTTCTACTGCATATTTGGCTGAAAGTAAGCTCACTCCTATATACGATAAGTTTGTAGATGGCGTATTAGGGTTTGGCAATGCTTATAAAATTACTAGGAAAGTAGTGGAAAAAGAAGTCCCAGGAATAGTAGGGATTACAACGGACGGCCTGCTTGCTATGAAAGAAGGCTGGGATGATACTGCAAGAGGGATTGAAGACTCAACAGAGGATATAATTGATAGTCAGATTGAAATGGTAGATGCGGTAACTTTATTCTGGGGTAAACAGAAGAAAGGTCTTTTGGCTATAAAGGAAGGCTGGAAAGAAGTTGCAGATGCTGCGAAAGATGCTACAGATAAAGCTAAAAAAGCTGTTAAGACTTTTGCAGAAATAGCCGCTGAAGAATGGGCAGGTGCATTTGAAAGCATAGCAAGAACAGCCTTTTCTTCCTTTGTCGACATCATCAGGGGAGTAAAGACAATGGAGGAGGCATTCCTTGACTTTGCCAAGAAGCTCCAGACAGTCGTGGCGGATGCTCTTTTGAATCTGGCCATACAGGCGGCAGCAATGGGGGATGCAGTGGGGGCTGTCCTTCTGGGATTAGCGGCTCTGGTTGTCTCGCTTTGGGATAAGATGGTGGCATGGTTGGACGGTTCTGCTGAGAGAGCTAGAGAATTGGAAGCAGCACTTGGAGATATATCCCATACTACAGAAATATTGGGTGAAGCCTTTAAGGATGTCGGTGCGTCACTCACTGGTAGCATCAACGATGCGGAAAGGGCTATACGTAACCTTCAACAAAGCCAGGAAGACCTCGCACTTAATACACGGGACAAACTGATAAAGGAACTTGATAATTACTATGACTATCGGGTTCTGAGAGAAATGAGCCTGGATGAGCTTCTGGCACTATCAGCCGAAACCAGGCTGAAGCTGGAGCAGGGTACGCTTGAGGAGATAGCCGAGACTGCCGAGGAAACAGCAGAAAGGGAGAAGGACGCCAAGATTAGTACGCTTGAAGCTATCGAGGAGGCTTACAAAAAAGAAGCTGAAATGATAGACAAGAAGATTAAGCTCATTGAGATAGAGATAAAGCTGATGATGGCGGCCGCTTTGGCGGAGCAGGGCAAATTCAAGGAAGCTGAAAAGCTCAGGAAAGAGGCGATGCACGATCTTGGGAAGTTACTCTACACTGAAGAGGAAATGATAGAGAGAATAGAAGAGGCTAAGGACGCTCTGAGGGACTCGATACCTTGGTGGAAAAAATATGGGAAAGAAGGGGAAAAATCAGCGGATATCATAAGGGATGCTCTTAAAAGAACTGGGAGAGAGATGAAGCTTATGGAGGACTCGACTGACGATGCAAGGTACGGGATTGAAGATTGGGGCGACGCTGGAAGAAGAAATGCCCAGAAATTAGTGGAGGGATTCGAGGAAGCGAGAGATGCAATTGAGGATTGGGGCGAGGCAGGAAGAAGAAACGCCCAGAAATTGGTAGAGGAGTTTGAGGAAGTAAGGATAGGAATCGAAGAATGGGGCAAAGAGATAAACAAGCTACCAGAGAAAATTGAGATAGGTTGGGACATACCGCCCTTCCCTGAGATAACAATTCCTAAAATCAACATACCTGTGGGATGGAATATAGCGGACTTCCCTAAAATAACAATTCCCAAACTCCCCACTGCCCAGATAGGTATTCCCAACATTCCCCGGACTATGCCTGTTTTAGTTCACAGGAAGGAAGCAATCCTTACTGCTCCCCAGGCTGAGGAATGGAGAGCAGGCAGGGGAGGACTAGGTGGAAACGTAACTTTCCAGCGAGGAGCAGTAATAATGCGGGTGCAAAACTTAAATACAAAAGCAGATGTTGAGGAATTAGTAGATTTAGTAGAGACGACTATGGTTAAGACCATAGAGAAAAAGTCGAGGGGTTTTTGATGTCTGTAATTCTTAAAAATAGCGGAAATGTAATTCAGTATACTTTTCCCTCTGGGGTAGAACTGATTGATGAGCCCCATTCTGTCCGCATATCCACAGAGGAGAGGGTCCACGCCCACGGTGGGGTAATCGTAAGTGATGAGAAAATAGCCTCTCGGATGCTGATAGTCCACGGAATCTTCAAAAAGGCAAGCCAGGCTCTGATGGAGACCGAACTCAAATTGATAAAAAAAGCCTGTTATGCAAAGAATTTGAGACTTTACGGGACTCAAAATGCCGATGAATTTTATAATATAGAATGCAGAAGCTTTGATTTCGGTTATCTCGGGATGCTCACGGTAGCTGAAGTAGAAATTGAATTTATCTGTGTTGAGGGATTCCGCTACTACAAGGATGAGACCACTGATACAGAAGACCCTGTTGTCTCAGGGACTCCTTACATAGTTGCTAATGGCGGAGATGTAGAGATTAGCCCCATAATTACTTTTACTGCTGGCGCAGGTGCGGACATCTCGAAAATAAAGATTCAGAATACTACTGATAGCGATAAGTATTTTGAGTATGAGCCAGCCAGTAATTTAAGTTCAGGCGATGCGGTAGTGATAGATTGTCAAAATGCTACCTGTAAATTGAATACGGTAGATGATATTGCTCACTTTTCAGGAGCGTTTATAGAGTTACAGAGTGGAGATAACTCAATCACTATTACCATTACGGGGACGGCCGGGACGAGCCAGTTAGTTTTTGTGTTTAGAAAACGATATTTATAGGAGGGTAGAATTGTGGCTAAGGGTACGGGTGGAGTAAAGCAGATGGTGTTGGGAATTTGGTACGACAAGAAGGGTATTATTAAACGACTCGATGTCAAGGGAATGAATTTAGAGGAATTGATAGAGGCGTTAATAGAAAGAAGGGAGGCGAAGAAGAATGGTAGTTGAAAATTATAAAGGATTGGAGAAGTTAGATTGGGTTATGGACATAAGAAAGAGATTGGAAAAAGGAAAAGTAGAAGGTTATATTTTATGTCCTGGGTGTAAAGGTTTGGGTTGTAAAAACTGTTTTGGTAATGGGTTTGTGACGAAAAAAGCAAAAAATTAAAAGAAGGAAAATTAGAGAAATTGGAGGCGAAAAAGCATGGCAGTAACAAGCTCAAAAATTCTGAATGATTTTTTAGAAAAATCAGTGAAGGCGATAGGTGATGTTGATACTCCCGATCCGGCCACTTGGTTGGCGATGGGAGTGGGAGATGATAACACGGCAGCGGATGCAACGCAGCATACGTTAATAGGAAATGCTTTTTATACAACCGTGGCCCCCACATATGAGGCATCTTATAAAGGTGTCTGGAATCATGAATTTACCTATGCTGAAGTTCACAGTATCCCACTGACAAACGATACGATTAAGGAGTATTGTGTTACAAAATCGAATACTGAATATGCCAGTGGTGACCTGATGGTGCGAGTAGTGGTTGACCCTATAGTCCTGGGTGAAGGAGAAAAGTATGACCTGACTTTCAAGTTAGAAGCTAAGGAAACGACATAATTTTAGGGAGTTGAAAAAAATGGCTTATGTAGAATTTAATATACCTGCAGGAAGCTGGAATTATCCTCCAGCGAACCCTGCCCCTTTAGAAACAGTCGTGGGTACAAATGGAGAGATGTCAGGACACGCCTTCCATAAAACGACTGAGGAATTTATCGTATTACAGCCTGCTTTTAGAGTTCCTGCTAATCTTGATGCTGCCGGCACGATTTATTTTTATGTTGAGGGGTTCGCAAAGACTGCCGATGGTAATGAAATTCAGTTTAGGTTCTCCTACTCATCAAGAGCTAAAGGCGAAAATTGGGATAGTGCTTATTCTACCGAAGATAGCGGAGATTACGTAACTGATGCACAGCAAGATGAGCTTGATGAGGTCGCGTGGAGTATGCCAGCAAGTAATCTCACGGCAGGGGACTTGTTAAGGATTATGCTGAGTAGAATAGCGATAGATAATGGAAGTATAGTTAATGGTGATTATTACGTAACAAATTTGTGTATCAGAATACCTGTAACCTAGGATAATTAAATGGCATTACAATTTGTTACTGGAAGTAGCCACCGTGTAAGTGCTAATGGTGTTACTTCAGGCAGTGTCTTTGGTGGTGCACATACGATTATTGGTAGAGGTCAATTATCGGCATGGGCTGCTAACCGAGACATTTTTGCAGCGGCTAATGCTGCGCACAGTTATTCAGCAATCGACTTCAGTAATGGTGACCAAAAACTTCATGCAAGAACTAACACTGCTGTGGGGGAGAACGTTGTTGATTCAGCAGTTTTTACTAATAATTCTGCCCGCCATCTTTTTGCTATTCTTGTTGACGCTGCTGGACATATAAATCATTTTTATATTGACCTTGCAGACCAAGGAAACGATTCAACTTTTGCTAATGACCTTTCAGGTCTAGATTGGTTTGATATCGGACAGATACCTTGGAATGGAGAAGGAGTAAATCCGTGGCACGGTAGAATAGAGGAGGTTCGTGTCTATAATCGTGAGCTGACATTTGCTGAGATAACAATTATATATTATGCCCAAGGCGCAGACAATATAGTAAATGGTCTTATAGGGCGTTGGTTGATGAATGAGAAGGCAGATGGACAGGTTGCAGCGGGAGCTAATGTAGTTATAGATATAAGTGGGCAGGGAAATCACGGGACACCTGCTAATAATCCAGTTTATCGGGGAGCTCCGTTGAAGTTGGTAAGACCGTTTGTAACTATGACACGAATTGCTGAAACGTATACAGAAACTTTGACGAGAAAGTTGGGCTTTGTTCCTTCACACATTTCCGTAGTTGAAAGTTCTTTAACTAAGAAGTTAGGCTTTGTTCCATCGTTTGTTTTAGGTCCTTATGGGTTAAGTTATACTATGCAACTAGGCTTCGTTCCTTCCCAGGTCTCTACAATTTACGGCGAAAAGATACTAAAGTTAGGGGTAGTACCTAGTCATATTTCAACTATAACTGCTACTCCCCTGATAAAGAAGCTGGGTTTCGTACCTAGACACGTTTCTACTGCGTATGGAGAGCTATTAAAAAAATTAGGTTTAGTGCCTTCTCATAGTTCTACTATTTACGGGACAGAGCTGCTCAAATTAGGTTTTGTTCCTGACTACACCTCGATTGTTTATGGACTTTTGACAAAGAAACTCGGCTTTGTTCCCATTCATATATCGCAAGTTTATAAGTATATTGTAGAGCTGAAATTCTACGACCGAGATGATAACCTAGTTAAGATAATTTCATCGAAGACTAAGAACTTTCCGTTAGTGGATCCACCTGGATTAGATTTTCAGTGGTTCAGAGATGGGGGTTGCGGCCCGTTTAGTTTTGCTGTGTCAGAGGATTTGGGTCTTGAGTATAATTACAAATGCGAGATATATCTGTGGGAGACGAAGTGGTATACGGGTTATATAACGAAACTGCCGCAAGTGGTAGGGACTCAGATTGTTTTCAATTATGCTGGTTGGGGTTACTCCGAACAGATTGATTGGCAGACAATTAAGGAGACGTATGTGGGTACTGAGCTTTCTGCAATAGCAGAGGACATATTAGATAATTATATTATTGGCAAAACTAAAGTAAAGAAGGCTGCATAATGGCATCTAGTAAGATTATAGATACAGGCTATCCATGCGTTGAGTTAGCGTGGAATAGGAAAAAGGCGAAATCTGTCTTTAATGATTTGAAGGAGATTGCTCAAAATTATAAATGTGGAGTAGATGAGGAGCAGGAATTCTACTTCCAACCTATCTCTAATACTATTACGAAGCGTTATTGGATAGGTAAGGGTGTAAAACTCTTTGAACCTGATGAGGAAGTTGATCCGATTATCAATGAGTATGATGTTTTAGTGGGCCAGATGACTTCCGGAGATAATTATTTGCTGACGGTTAAGGATGATGGAGAAGGTAGCTCGCAAGAAAAGTTTGGGATTCGCAGGGATAACTTACAATTGCCTGAGTGCATCCCAGGATTCGGGAGTGATCTAGCTTCAGGTAAAACTCCCACGACAAACCCGGTCGCAGGAACGCCTGCTAACATGACCAATGGCAATTCTGAAACAGAGTGGGATAGTGGAGAAAACCAAGAAGCGGAGGATTATATCCAGGTTGATTTGGGAGAGGAGAAAAGTTATCTCGGGAAAATAAGGGTGGATTCTATAAACTCTGCAAAGGAAAAGAATTACTCGTATGCCGATAGGTTCAAAGTCTTAATCTCTTCGACAGGAGCGTTCACAGGAGAAGAAACTGAGGTATTTGCCGCAGTGGAGGATTTCGGGACTGCTGATGTGGTAATTACTTTCGTACCGACGACAGGCAGATATATGAGAATAGAATTGACGGCGGGGAAGGCGTATCACTGGCGGGTGAACAGATTTGAGGTTTTCGAGTGGCAGGTAGGAGACATTACCCGCTGGGCAATAGATAGGTTAAATAAGACGAAAGATCCGATTAAACGTGGAGTGCTAGAGTTAGAAGTGTGCTATGAAAAGCTCTGGCCGCAAGGGAAGATTCGGTTGACGTCCCAGGATGGAGGGTCGTATTATGATTACCCTCATGTGGCTACGTCTGTTCACGTCGGGACTGAGAGGAAAATAGAAGTACAGCTAGAGTTGGGTGAAGTGAAAAAGAGTGTAGGAGACCAAATCCTGGCTCAGAGAAGAATGATAAGTGAATTTGGGATTGCCGGGTTGTCCAGAGATGCTGATTTGTCTAGTGGTGCTGGACTGGGGTTGGGAGGAATACTTCATACTCACATTGGAAAAGATTCGATTGAGACGCCTATGCTGAGAGCTGGAAGTATTTATGCAAAGCATTACCACGAACTACGCAATACTTATGTATTTTCTGACCAAGAATCGCTTGATGCTGCCAAGTCCTTTGAAATGGACTTTGAAATAGTCTCAGAAATGACCGCAATTGTCAATGTTAAATTGTCTTTTAGAATTAAAGAGTTCAGGGCTTATGCTACTACAGTACCAAGTGGTGGAGGACATACAACTCCTTCAGGTGGAGGACATACTACTCCGTCAGGGGGAGGACATACTACTCCAAGCGGCGGAGGAGCGACAAGCGGTGCGAAAGGTTCAGCAAGTGGGGGAGGTAGCACAAGTGGCTATGAAGGGACGCCATCAGGTGGAGGGAGTACAAGCGGTGGTGGTGGAGCTACAACTCCGACAAGTTCAGTTGATTCAGGCGGATATGCAAGCGTTTGGCGAATACTTCAGGCTTATCTTTCGCATGGTGTTGGTGTTGAGCTTCAAGAGGGATGGCTCATACAAGATTATGATACATTAAGTCTAGCTAGTCATACTCACACTCACACGGTAACCCTTAGTAACCATACACACTCAACCCCTAACCACACGCATCCCAATCATAGACACTCAACGCCAAACCACACGCATCCTAATCACACGCATACGACACCCGCTCACACTCATACAGTATCTAACCATCAACACACAGTATCTAGTCATACTCATACAGTAAGCAATCATACACATAGTCTTACTTTTGGAATTTATGAGGCTTCAACTTCACCGACAATTAACGTATATGTTTCCAACGACGGAATCAACTATGGGGACTCTATTGGTGCTTATGAGGCAGACGAATTGGATTTGGTCATCACAGGAATTAGCGGAGCAGGCTGGAAGCGCATCAAGTTTACTTCTAATGTTCTAGCAAGAATTTCGGCTATTATCATGTGTAAAGTAGATATAACAGCTTAGAATTTGTTCTTTGAAAATTAAAATTTATACCCCACTTGCAGTGAAATTCCTCCTTTGTTTGCACAGCTAATTCCAACTGAATTTATTTTGCCCTCAAGAAAGATATTTTCTCCTAGATTAAAACCAATTACAAAATGCAAACCCAAGCCCGAATCTTTTCGGATATCACGGCGATCTGTGTAAAGATAAGTCACTTCCTGAATCAGGTGGTGATACTCCAAACCCATGCCCAGATAGATCTCTCTAGTCAAAGTGGGAAAATAGAGAAAACTGAGAGTCATAACGATATCTCTCCAATCTCTATGTAAATAATTTGTAGTCCAGGCAGAAGATATGTATTCCAATCCCCCAGCAATACCAAACGAACTATTTTCAAGATAAAACAGATAGTCACTACCCACAATGAAACCAGAATATCCAAAGAAGTTGTCCCTGTGTGACAATATACCGAATTTTATCCTGAATTCAGGGTCAGACACATTATTCTTTGCTTCCTGAGCAAAACCACACAGGTTCATTGATAGAAGTAGCCCTATTACCAAAACTGTAGCCATGCTTATTCTTGTTTTTTTCATACTTGAGCCTCCTTTTTAGCTGTATACTATGAGACTAATATACATTAAAAATAAAAAAAGTCGAGGAGAATCTAATGCGACAAAAACAACTTTTAGAGAAGATTTTGCTAGAACTTCAGAAAATTCATTTTCATCAGGATAGAATGGAAGTTTTCTACATGATGGTTCACGACATCAAGGAAGATGGCAAGACTGGAGCTTGGATAGAGAAGGGGGATTCCAAAAGTAAAGAAGAATAAATTTAGGAGGTAAAAATGAATAGACCGCATTTGCCGCCTTACAAGGTGGAGAAGTTAAAGGGATTGAGGTTTTTAAGGGAGCTGAGTAATTGGGCTTTCAGGCACTGGAAGATTAACGAGCTTTGGGAGCACACCCAGGGAGTAGAGGTAAAAGTAGCAGTTCTTGATACAGGTCGTCCAGACCACCAGGATATAGAGGTTTTCAAAAGTGTAGATTTTACAGGGGAAGGTGAGATGGACAAGAACGGACACGCCACTTGGGTTTGTGGATGTATAGCCGCTACAAAAGGATTCCTGGGGCTGGCTCCGAAGTGTAAGCTCTACACGGCCAAAATCTTAGATGATGATGGAATGGGAGCTTGGTTGTGGATGAAAAAAGGCTTAAAGTGGGCTTTGGCAGAGGGTTGTCAAGTAGTGAATATTTCAGCCGGAGGTGACTACGCCGGCAATGAGATCCAGCCGATTCTGAAGAAGATGGCTGACTTGGGAGTTATGATAATCTGTGCTGCAGGAAATAGTGGTACTTTGTTGATTTTTCCGGCTGTTGATCCTAACACGATTGCGATTGGCGCTGTAGATGAAGAGTGGCAAAAGGCAGCATTCTCTAGTTTTGGCCCGAGACTGATTGCGATGGCCCCGGGAGAAAATCTTCTTGGATGCTGGCTGGACAATGGATATGTCAAAGCTACTGGTACCAGTATGGCCTGCCCTGAAGTATCCGGTGTTTTGGTGTTAGAGAGAGAGCTGAGAAGTATGAATTTGAAGGAAGTAGTTGGCAAATTTGCTATTACTTCTAGGGATATGGAAGGAGAGGGATGGGATCCGCGAACTGGTTGGGGAATCATTGACCCGTTTAAATTTCTCGGCTTTGAAGAGTCCAAAAAGAAGATTACTTGGAAGTGGCTTATCGCTCTCCTCATGTTTTTCATATTCTATTTGTTTGGAGTACCGGGTGCAGCGATTAAAAGATTGTCAAAGGAGGGTAAAGTATGAAGAAGAAAGTGTTGATCATGGCAAGTATGTTTCTGATGGTGTTTGCCTTATTGGTAGGGATGGTAATGGCTGACACTGCACAGGAGCAGGTTATACAAAAGGTGAGAAAGGAGCCGGTATCTATTTTTACCTACGTCAATTATACCTGGGACTTTCTCACAGAAGCTGCTAAACGATTCGCCTCGAGTGCGAAGCCTTTAGTCGTTTTCAATGGTGGTGCACGGATGGGAGGCGAGATCTCAATTTATGAAGAGGATCTGTTTTCAATAACAATGGGGAAGTATTTGAAAGATGATAGGGAGGATCCGAATACGCTTGAATTTGAACCGGGATGGTTTTACGGAATTGAGTTTATTTTACCTGAGTGGCCACGAAGGACAGACTTAGGAAAAATGTTCTCTAAATTGAGACCGCAGATCGTATTTCATCAAGGAAATTGCTATTTCGGCTTCAGTTACAAGTTTAGAAATGAGATCGAATAGAAAATATAAATGATTTGGTGGCAGTACGTTTTAGTTTGGTGGGGTATTAAACAAATTCTCAAGAACAAGGAGGCACGAAAAATGTTTAACAAAGCACTGGAAGGTGGACTGTACATAGCAGAAGCCGTGCTAAGAAATCCATACGTGGATTTCAAGTGGGATATGAGTGATTATCAGCCGGCGTTCGATAAGCTAGACGAGTTCACGGAAGATAAGAAGTTCACCGATGAGGAATTAGGTGAACTGATTGGGTTGCTTGGTGAAGGGCAGCCCAGGGGAGTCCGTGCTGCATTGTTTGCGGTAGGGGGCTTGTGCAAATCTAGGCTCATTAACTTCGAGTGGGGCGTGGATAAGTACCAACCTGTATTTGACCAAGTGAATGTAATGAGAGAGGATGATCACTTCACTGATGAGGAATTTGCGGACTTGCTCGAGGTCATAAGGAAAACGCTGATTAAGGAATGAAGTGGGAACTCATCACCATACACCATTCAGCCTCCCGGGACGTAAGCGTTGATACTATCAGGCGGTGGCATTTAAAAAGAGGCTTTGTGGATGTAGGTTACGCATGGATTGTACGAAAGAATGGAAATTTAGAATATGGGCGTCCTATGACAAAACAGGGCGCCCATGTGAAATATCACAATTACCGCAATATGGGTATTTGCGTCACCGGGAATTTTACGAAGTATCTGCCATCCGAGGAGCAATACTCGAGTCTCAGGAGACTTCTTAAATTCCTGTGCTTTGCTTTCCGGATCCCGAAAACTAATATCCTGCTACATAGAGACTTGGCAAACACAGTATGCCCGGGAAAGTTTTTTGACCTAAAGAAAGTTCTTGAAAATGAACAAAAAAAAGAGAGTGGTGAAGATTGAATGGTATGATCCAACTATTCTAATAGCCCCTCCGGAAACAGAGCTAACGGGAATATACTATCGCGGCTATGGAGAGCTAGAAGAGTTTGACAAAGCGTTTTACTGCCTACGCTTACTCTATCCGGTACCGGCACAAAAGGAGGGTACTAAGATAGCCAGTATTCTCATACCAAAGGGAGGGGTGAAGTTCATAAGGGAATTAGGAGAGAAACAGAGGGAAAAGTAGTATGAGTAGCTTGTAGAAGACTAGACACAGGCAAAAGCCTTTTCCGGTAAATGCTTGATTCTTTGGGGCAGGTCACTTTGAATGCTAGGAATTTTTTTGTTTCTTGATTTAACTTCTTCCAGTAGGATCTCTGACTGTAAAATCTGGGTTATATTTGTCGCAAAACATTCATTCTGCGACCTGCAATCTCTACACTTTTTCCCCTTAAAAGACTTGTTTTTGAAGAATTGGGGAATGTGCTCGTAGTAATTCAAAAAAATCATTCCTAGCACTTCTTTCACATCCTTGTCAACCATCAGACGAATATTGGGTTCTAGCTCCAAACAATGGCTAGAAAATTGGTGAGGAACCCTGGTAACATACATAATATCGGCTTCTGAGTCATAATGAAAGCATATTTCATCACCTTTATTCATTTCGGGAGCTTCATTTTTCATGACTTCCTCCGTAAATGCTTAAATGATATTGCTATCCCTCTCAAAAAGTCTACGTGGATGATACAATATTTATCGCATTCTTTGAGCTCGGCAACAACTTCCAGGGGAAGTTTTGTAGGAAAGTTCTTAACATATCTAATCTTCCTTTTTGCGATTGCATGGTAGGGTTGTGTTTCCACAATATCGAGGATATCCTCATACCTCTCCCAGAGATCCGGGTGATGTTCAAGGATGGTATTCTTCCAAAGGCCCCGAGCCAGATGAATCACCTTGCCATCCTTATATTCGTGGCTATAGATTATCCTTCCATATTTACTACAGTTTCTTCCTCTTTGGAACGGCTTACTTTTGCTCAATCTCTTCTGCCACGGTTAGTCTATTTTGATTATATACCAAATTGCGTAGTTTGTCAAGCCTTAGCTCAAAACTCCAACCTCTCGACCGCTCTCCTCAGATGGTCCTGGCTCAGGTGGGAGTATATCATAGTAGTCGAAATATCTTGGTGGCCCAGAAGTTTTGATATACTAGCCAAGTCCACTCCTGCCATCACTAAGTGAGAAGCAAAGGTATGACGGAGAACATGGAGGGTTACATTGTCCAACTCTGCCCTTTTACATGCCTGCTTGAATCGCTCCCAGGTATGGGAATGCCTTATTTGTGAGCCAGTACTGGTTGTGAATACCCATATATCCTTCTTATATTCATTTTGCCTAATGTTCAGTATTTCTTGAACAGTTGCATTTATCGGTATTTTTCTCTCCCCACCTTTGGGAGACCAGTCTTTCTTAACCCTGATATGTATTCGCTCTTCATTCCAGTTTATATCTTCCCACTCCAGATTGCGCAACTCTCCCCACCTCATACCAGTATTGAGGAGAAACTTGACTATATCCAGCAGGTTGTGTTTGTTGTCGCATTTCTCTAGTAAGGCAGCTATTTCCTCTTTGGTGAGGTATCTTGGCGCTTTCCTGGCTGGCTTTCGTATCTTCTTGATGCTCTGGGTGGGATTTTCCTGGATATATTTCATCTCCATAGCATAACGGAAGAAGTGATGCAGACAGGTTAGCTCATAGTTGACAGTTTGGGGTTTGACGAAATCTAGTCTATAAATCTTATATTGCTCGATTACGGGAGGACTGATCTGAGAGAGTTTATAGGGAGGATCCGGCAAAGTATCCAGAAAGTCCGACAGATGTCCGGTAATCTGGACATAGCGCTTTGTAGTCGAAGGCTTGGTATGAATCCGGATATAAGAGAGAAATTGCGGGATATATTCAGAGAGTTTTCTATCGATGATAGCAAGGCCGGCTCTTTGCTTAGCTATTTGAACTTCAATGTCTTTTTTGGCTAGCTCGGCGATTGCCTTGTAAGACCCGATAGCTTTCTGAATGCGCTTCCTGTCTATAGTATAGGCAAGCCACCATTGTCGACCGCGCTTGTAAATTGTCGCCATTACTACACTTTTACTATCTCTATTTTGAAACTAGCTCCTAAAGTATTGTTCTAATTAGGGGTAGCGGTGCAGGGATTCGAACCCCGGACTCCACGGGTATGAGCCGTGTGCTCTAACCGACTGAGCTACACCGCCATTTTGGTTGCGGGGGTCGGATTCGAACCG